ATGCTTGATGGCAACACAATCTCACAACTCGTCTCAGTGGTCATGATGGTAGCACCATCAGCTTCAGATCAGCATCTGGAGAACCACAGCCGTGAGACAATCTACCAGTTCCACGTAGAATCTGGAGCGCATGAACTTGCGCTCTGGGATGCGTGCGAAGAACTGGCCACAGCGTTCAATCAATTGGACCTGTGGGTGATGTACCAAGACACTTTGCAGCAACCTCATGCTTGGTGCAAAGGCATCTACAAGTGAACCATAGACCTCAACACCTACACGGGTGTTGGGGTTTTGGGTTTCGCTGGGATAGGCAACCGGACTGACCTGTTCGAACGTCGGACGACAAAACCTTCCGGTTTTGCGGGGGCTAACGCCCCTCGTGGCAGTTGAAAGACTGTCTCAACCATGATCAACCAAAGGAGATATCTCATGGCTTTTAAGGCAATTGCAACCAACCGTGCAAAGACAACCGCAGCCAAAGCAGACGAAGACGAGTTCCAGGGTCTCTGGATCAACGTCGGTCTTGTGACTGCTGACGGTGAAGGCGACGACGCCGAAACCAAGTTCAACCGTTTGCCTCGTGGCATCGCGGTGAGCGACCTGACGGAGCACAAAGTGTATGCTTCGACGAATCCCGAGTGGGCAGCGGAGGCGAACCTCGTCAACGCTCTGATCGCAAAGATCCGGGAGAAGGGCGCACAGCTTGGCGAAGGCGAAGCGATGCCGTTGGAATTCAGTGTCCAACTGTACCGTCGCCAGGAGCAAGTTGCTTCCGTCGGCACACCTGAAGTTGAGGTCGATCTCGACTCTCTGTTCGGAGCATAACGCTCAAACCCCTCGTCACTTCGGTGGCGAGGGGTCCACAATTTTATTGCCAAAAATCATAGATTTTTGACTCTTTCTTTTTGTGTTCGACTGAAACCTGACTTGATGAAGAATCAAGTCAGATTCAGCGAACTTAAAGTTAAGAGCAGATAGACCAGGAGTTCACACAAGTTGAACTTCAAACATCAGCTTCAGACTCGGATAGACATCCATACCTTGTGCTCATCTCGTGCGGCTAACGCCGCTCTTGGTGTTTTGACTGCCATTTGGCTGACTAAAACCTGAAAGTTCACAAATACCCGTGATCTGACTAAACCAAACAGAAAGGTAACTACCGATGGAAATGACTGGAAACCTGCCTAAAACCACCAAGAAACCTATCATGGGATTTCAAGGTGAGTACCGTTGGCTGTCCAACTTTTGGACTGCACCAATCGTCGTAACAGGGTTCGAATATCAGAACACTGAGGCAGCCTATCAGGCAGCCAAGACCATCAACGTGGCTCACCGTATGCAGTTCAAGAACATGACTGGTGGTGAGGCAAAACGTGCTGGTCGGAGTGTCATCATGAGACATGACTGGGACTTCGTGAAGCTGGAGATCATGGAACTGGTGCTTCGTGCCAAGTTCATGGCCCATGCTGATCTGGCTCTCAAGCTCATTGAGACTGGTGATCGTGACATCGTTGAACTGAATACCTGGGGAGATACTCACTGGGGTCAGGTCAAAGACAAAGAAGGCAACCTCGTCGGAGAAAATGTGCTGGGCAAATTGCTCATGAACATTCGTTCGGACATCAATAAAGGACTCGCAAAGATATGACATCAATGGTCACAACTCAGTTGAATCTCGAAGAACTCTGCCATCGGAACCAACTGATGGACGTTCTGCGAGAGCAGTTCTCACCTCTGACAGAAGATCCATTCAAGCTGGATGTTCTGTGTCAGATGTATCTGCACAAGCAAACGGACGTTCCGACTCTCGTTGGACTGTTCAGCCCCAAATGGGGTGAACCACAGGAAGTGGCAGAGATGCTCAAGGAAGTGGTGGAGGAAGACCTCGTGGACTTCGACATGGAGAACATGAGGTTCATCCTCAAATATGAGATCACTCAAGATGTCGAAGACATCCTGGCTCATTACCAATTCCCACTGCCCATGATTGTTCCACCGAAGAAAGTGCAGAACAACCACATGGGATCTGGCTACTACGACAAACGTGGTCGGATTGTCCTCAATGGTTCAGATGTCTTCGATGACGAAGATGTGTGTCTCGATCACATCAATCGCTGCAACAGTGTCGCACTGACACTGAACACAAATGTGGTTGCATCGGCTGAAGGCAACATGATCCTTCCCAAACGAAAGATTGGTGAGGATTTCCTGGAATTCCAAAAGCGTCAGAAGCAGGCAGAAGTCTTCTACAACACATCCTTCGAAGTCATGACAGGGATGCTGACGTTGGGCAATGAGTTCTGGCTCACTCACAAGTATGACCGTCGTGGTCGTACCTATGCAGTGGGATATCACGTCAACTCGCAAGGCACAGACTACAACAAAGCTGTGCTGGAACTCTCACGAAAGGAGAAAATCATTGGATAACTTCACCGCTGGCTTCGTATGTGGAGGATTGAGCGTATGCTTTCTCCTCTTCATCGTCGCCGTGTTACCGGAGATTGTGTCATGAGAAAACTGGAATGGTTCTGTTACCAGCGTCAGTTGCTCATGCAATCCTTCATCAAAATGGCACAGGATATCACTGGTTCAACTGAACCCAGAACATGGTTTCCTGTCTATCATCGTCTCTACGAAAGGAACATGAAATGAAATGGCCACTCGACGCCTTCTGGTATGACTTCTGGGAATTCTTCCTGGGAGCCAACCACATGAAGGCAAACTACATCCGCTGCTCGAATGTGAGGTACTGAACCATGTGGAATGTTATCAAAGCCCTCCTGGTTATAGCAGCCTTTCTCTTTCAGTTCGTCATTGTCTATGGCGCTGAATCAATAGCTGAAGAAACAGGAGACTATGGCCAAGCTATCTACGAAATGCTTTGGCTTCTCCTGCTGTTCTTCATCGCAGAATCTATGTTGAAGGAGGACAAAGATGGGTAAAGAACCTGCACCCAAATCAGAGATGGTCAAAGAAATTGCTAGTGCCTATGGCATGACCGTCGAGGACAAACCCATGTCCAAAAGAGAAAAGCTGAAAGCCTGGCAAAAGAACTACGACAAGCTGGGCTTCAGCAACTTCCTATGTGGTGACGAAGCACTCGTCACTGTCATGGAAAACGACAAGATCGAAGTGAAGATCCGGAAACAAACATCCGCAGATGAGTCCCGGAACTATCGCTTCGTCTTCGACACTCAATCGCAGTGTGAGCGTTTGCTCCCTGCCCTTCTGAAAGGACTCACCAAATGATCATTGTCAACGGTCTAACGAGGTCACTCGTGGTCTTTGGCAATGTATCACACAATGACTTCCAACTGTTCATGGCTCAAATGCAACACGCTGTGAACCTACACAAAGGGGATGATCCAGCATGATCACCGCTGAGATGTATGAAAAAGCCACAGGCCACAAGCCTGTGGATGATGACCTGGAACGTGCAAACTGTCGTCAGGCAGGAGAACTGGGTCATTTCCACTGTGGATGGAACGAGGAAGAAAACCTTCCTCGGACCATGACTCCACCCTTCATCAAAAAGGAACTTCAACCATGATCACCGGAGATGACATCCGTCGCCTTGAAGAAGAGGCGGCCAACAAACCAAAGAAGCTGCTTATCATCGACACGATGCAGTTCTTTGAAATCGAGATCCCAGAGGATGTCGATGCTGAGTCCTTCCTGGACTCTGACCTTTGTCGCCAAGTCTGTGCTGACAAAATCCTGAGTGGCATGACTGATCTTGAGATCAATCGTGTCATGAAACAAAACCCTCAAACCAAGGAGTTCGAAGAATGAAATTCTCACATCTGAAATCTCAAGAAGAGATTGACCGCGAAGAAAGCAACCGTGCCATCAAAATGTGGGCATGGGTGATCATCTTCAGTGCAGCATTCTATGCACTGCTGTTCGCAGCGTTGATCAAATATGTCTTCTTCAACTGAAGAGGAAATCACGGAGCCTACAACAGCAGTCCAGGATCGCCACTACCTTTGTATGGAGATCCGTGAATACCGTCAGTTTGCAGAGGCTCTGATGTCGAACTGTTATCTCAACAGAGAGGCACAACCCTGCAAACTGAAAAACGCCAAAACCAAAAAGCTCAAAAATCTGAGGTCTGGAATTCGAAAATCTCCATACCTGCTGAAGTCCATCATCTGGAAAGAACAGCTTCGACAGATTGAGCAGGAGTTGGCCAAACGTATTCATAATGGAAGGAGATATCCGTGAGTAACCGCAAAAACTTTCTGTTCAGAAAGCACGCTGCTGCATTTGAGAGATACATCGTTCCGGCTCATGCGAGTCGGGCCGAGATCATGAGAGACTCTGAAGGCTACTGGCTCAACGTCTGGTGGCACTGTGGAGAAATCGCACCGCTTACGGTGCAAGAAGAAGCACAAGCATTAGGAGAAATGAAATGCTGAAGGTCCAAGACTTCCGTGAACTGACTGGCCTCGAATATCTCATGGCTGACATCGCGTGCAAACACGATAAAGCCTACGAGAAGAAAGGCTGGGACGAACGTCTTCATCACTTCTCGGAGATCGACTTCAAAGATCCGAAGACTTTCAAAGACGCCAGCAACCCAATCGGGTTGAGGGCAGCCTACATCGCACTCGAAGATACTGCGATGGGTAAAGACAGTGGCTATACAATCAGCCTGGATGCTGCATCATCTGGACTGCAACTGCTGTCACTCTTGGTTTCATGTCCAAAGTCATGGAAACTGTGTGGTGGTGATGAGGGTATCCTCGACGCCTACATGCACATCTATATGTCACTGCACATGGACACGATCCTTGATCGAAAAGATGTGAAGCAGTGTATCATGACTGCTCTCTATGGTTCAACTGCACAGCCGAAGGCAATCTTCGGTGAGAGTGTAGATGTCTTCTACGAAGCAATGGAGAACATGGCACCTGGAGCCTGGGACTTGAACCTTGGTATCCAGGAGTTGTGGGATGAAGTGGATGGTACAACCTATGATTGGGTGTTGCCTGATAACTTCTATTGCTGCATCGAAACCCACGACAAGGAGATGATTCCTTTCACATTCCTAGATCAAGAATTCACAGTGATCCAGAAGGTGAATGAACGTCCCCGGTTCCACAAGGGACTGGGACCGAATCTGATCCACAGCATCGACGGCATGGTAGTGCGGGAGATGTATCGTCGGTGTCAGTATGACCTCAACATGATGGAGCGAGTTATGCTTCTGTTGATGTCTGATCCAGCCAAAATGGGAACCACTGGTAAATCTTCACAGATGGTTCAGACCCTCTGGGAGCATTACCAGGAAACTGGGTTCCTCAGTGTTCGTATCCTCGACTATCTCTATGAGGATACGTGTGGACTGGTGGACATGAATGTAATCCGTGCTTTGGTGAGCACCATGCCACTGAAACCATTCGAACTGCTATCGGTGCATGACTGTTTCCGGTGTCACCCAAACTATGGCAACGATCTGCGTAAGCAGTACAATGTCATCATGGCTGACATCAATGACAGCACAATCTTGCCTGTTATGGCCTCGCAAGTGGCCAATCAGAAGATCCAGGCAAAGAAAGTGGGTCATATCCCTCGGGAAGTGATCCTCAATGCGAACTATACCCTGTCATGAGACCAGTTCGTATCTACCTCAAGCATCATGTTCATGTTTCTGAACAAGATTTGCATCTCTACACAATCTTTTTGTGGAAGGAGTATCATGTGGATTTTCTGGCTAATCGTTTCAACTATGATGAAACGAAAGGAAAATATGTCTACTTCTTTGAAGTGATGTACTGACAAACAAACCCCTCCAGCTTATAGCTGGGGGGGTTACTTTTTTGACCAAACCAAGGAGACGACTGATGTGGAGATACTATTACCTCGACGATCATACAAGGACTGTTTTTTACACAGAGACAGAACTTGGTGAAGATCGGCCAGATCTGGTCTTCGTTGGCATGAGCCAAAACCCAAACCCAAGGATGGCTGTTGCTCTCTTTGTTCAGAAAGACTTGTCTCCACAAGGGTACAAGATAAAAGCTCTCTGACTCTTTCTTTCTGGTTTTGATTTTTACCAGAAGGAAACAAACAAATGTCCGCAGACATTCTTAAACTATCACCCTCTGAGGTGTATGAATTCGTCACCGCTGCTCTCAGCTTGAAGCAGGTTCCTTACATCGCTGGTCCTCCGGCCATTGGTAAGTCGCAAGTTGTTCATGGAGTGGCAGATGATGCCAATGCTTTCATGATCGACGTTCGTTTGAGCCAATACCTCTCTGAAGATCTCACAGGTCTTCCTGAGAAGGACGAAAGCCGTGGCAAAGCCAAGTACCTGCCATTCGAAACATTCCCCCTCGAAGGCGACCCTATCCCTGCTGGGTACAGTGGTTGGCTTCTCTTCCTGGATGAACTTTCCAGTGCCAGTGAAGAAGTCCTGGCGGCTGCTTACAGCCTCATCCTGGATCGTACTGTTGGGGGTAAGAAGCTGCACCCCAAGTGTCTCGTTGTTGCAGCAGGCAACCGGGCAAGTGACTCTGCAATTGCACGAGAACTGCCAGACACACTGATCACCCGTATGCTGCCTTGTGAGATGAAAGTCTCATCTAAGGACTGGCTGTACTGGGCTGACAATCACCACAGCAAGAACGATTCTGTCGTGGACTTCATCCGCAAGGATCCGAAGATGCTGTATGCTCCGACCAAAGCCAAAGAGCGGAAGGAACTGGAGACCTACGCCACTCCTCGTGGATGGGAAAAAGTAATGGCTCATGTCAATCTGCATGAGAAAACCACCAAAAAAGAGGAAGAAGGCGTTGATGCGTCTGGAGTCCCAACTGGTCAGAAGATCATGTCTGGTGAGCCTGTCTCTCCCGTGATCTTCAACCTGATGGCTGCTGCTGTTGGTCCGATGGCTGCTCGTTCCTTCAAGGAAGAGTATGACGAGAACATCCAACTGCCCTATCCCTGGGAGATTGCACAATCTCCTGCAAGTTCCAGGATCCCTGGAGCGGGTGTGGCCAAGGCACGTCTCATGAATGATCTGTCCAAGTTCTTCATGGAGTCCGACTCTCAAACCCGTGACAACGTATTGATCTATGTCAATCGTGTGGGTGGTGAGTACAGCGAACTGTTCCTGAATGAGATCAAAGGAAAACTGAAAGAGACACCGAGTGATCAGCGTTTGCTGACCGAGACGGCTCAACGGTTGAACATTGATCCTCTGCTGGGGACGGCTCCGAAAGGAGGTAGTTCCTCCGGGAGCAATCCCTTTTGAGGGTCTCCGGATAGCTGCTCGAACTCAAGAAGCAGAGAACATCCTCAGAGAAATCCAAGATAAGTTCCACAGAGGAATTATCGAGGTGGAGGAAGTCAAACATCTGTTGGAAGATCTGCTTCAAGATGGAGCAATTGCCATCGACAAAGATATCGCCAACCCAACCCGATCACCTTTTGATGCTGGTTCCAAGAAACGTTGGGACCAGAAAACAAAAGCTAACCCATTGAGTGGGAAAGGAAAATCCTATGCAGACCGAGTTGAAGGACCAGACGGATGGGGCCAACACGTCCCAGTCACCCGTGACGACGACGACTACGACCTCCTCTTCTGATCCATTGGTTTCAGCCAATGCAGATCTCTCCGATTATGTCGAGGAGATGCTTCAGAGGGATAAGAGATTCAAAGGCATGAGTCGCTATGTCTATGACATCAACTTCTACTGGTCCACTCAGATTCCTACAGCATGTGCTGGACATGGATTCATCTTCTTCAACCCTCAGTGGTGGGATAAGATGGTTCATGAGGAACGCAAAACTGTGATTGCACATGAGATCTATCACCTTGTGTGCAACCACTTGGAACGTGGCATGGACAAAGATCCCGAGAGCTATGCTCAAGCGATTGACCATGTGGTGAACCAAGCATGTGAAGACGATGGTTTCATGACCAAGCACACCTTCAATGGCCGCCAGAATACAGATTTTGGTGGTATGGGAATGGTCTTGGATCATCGCTTCAAAGGCATGGGATCGGATGCAATCTACAAGATCATCCACGAAGAGCGGAAGAAAGATCCGAAGTCTCACCCACAATCTGGTGCTCCTTCCAAAGACGAGATCGAAGATCTGGTCAAGGAAGCCCTGAAGGCTCAAGGCTCTGGCAAAGATCTTCAGCAACAAGCTGAAGACAATGAAAAGGCTCGTAAAGAAGCTGTTGCCAATGGCCTTGAGCCAGGGAAAGGCGCTGGAACCAATCAACAAATCCTTCGGACAGAGGGCAAATCAGTCTGGATTCTCAAAGCTCCTTATGAGGAGATCTTTGAAGAATATCTGACAGATCCACTGTCCGGGGGTAAGCGTACCTTCATGCGTCCATCTCGTCGTCAAGTTCGAGGTGGACTCAGGATGAAAGGCAAGTATCCAAAGAAGGGACGTAAGAACCGACTGGCTCACCTTGCCTATGCTCTCGATGTGTCTGGTTCAATCCAGGAATACGAGAAGAGACAGTTCCTTCGTTCAGCTAAGACGCTGAAAGAAAAGCTGAATCCGGTGCTCATGACAGTCCTGCTCTGGGACGATGGAATTCGTTTCGAGAAGGTTTACCGGGAAGACGAAGAATTGGACAACCTCCACATTCAATCAGGTGGTGGCACCAATCTCGGACCTGTCTATCGACGGATGGAACAGATCAATCCAACTGCTCTGGTCATCTTCACCGACCTCCAGGTTGGCATTCCACCTCAACCATCGTGGGATACAATCTGGTTCGTCTCAACTGAAAAGGTCTCTGACCATTATTTACAGAAAGTGACATACGGCGATGTCTACCTTATCCCCGAAGAACGATGAACTAATCCCAATCTCTGATGACTGGGAACCAAGTGATGAAGAGATCGCTAATTACTGGGCAGGTGAGGGTCATCTGATCTTCACTGTAAAGTCATATGACCCATCCTCCCACTACTGCCCCTATGAAATTGAATATGAAGACTATTCAGGCTGTGTTGGTGGTCTCGATGAAATGGTCGGCATTGAATATGCAGTCAATGAAGGCATCCTTGATGTCGGAAAGTTGCATATTGGATGCACATACGAAATTCATGGGATCACTGCTCACTTCACAAGGGGCGATGGCTGGACAACTGATGATGATGTAGAATACTACATCGAATCGGTGACTCAATATGCAGTTCTGCATCAACTCATCTACGCTTGGTGGTGGCACCTCGTAGGTCATCGCATAAGGAATTGGCAAAATGCTCGTTCTAAAACTTGAGCTTCATTCTGCTCGCACCGGGGAGATCGAAGAAATCGGTCGAACCATCATTGCCAACGTAGGAGGAACCTCCCATCGTGGTAACTACATCTGCAAGATAGCTCGGAAACGTGACACCTTCAGCAACACAGACACATGGCGTGAACCTCTCCGCACAGGAGATGTGAAGAACTATCCTCGTCTCTCATATAATGTGTGGAGATTGGTGATTCGTGCTCTATTGTCTGCCTTTCCAGAGGAGAAAAAATGAGACCTGGATTTACTGAATGGGCATTGGGATTGGCTCAAGCCGTATCCCTACGCTCTCGTGACCCTTCCACCAAGGTGGGAGCAGTCATCATCCGTCCTGACAAGACAATTGCATCAATGGGTTACAATGGTTTCCCTCGAACCATGCAAGACAAAGACATCTGGTGGAATGACCGAACAGAGAAATATGCTCGTGTCATTCATGCTGAGATGAACGCATTGCTCAATGCCAAAGAGTCAGTGAATGGGATGCAGTTATACTGTACCCATCCCTGCTGTGAGCATTGTGCAAAACACGTCATTGCTGCTGGGATTCGTCATGTTCACTTCTATACGAGTGAAGACATTCGCAGCCGTTTTGACATAACCCGCTCTCTGCAACTCTTTGAGGATTGTGGTGTAGCAGTAACTGAACTGGAGACAGATTGATGTCCAAAACACAAACCAAAATGGAACTCGTCGATACATCGGAATCGACCGAATTCAAAAAGACACGCATGAAAGAAGTGCGTGCAATGGTCAGTACGGCTTTGCGTCAGAACCAACGGATCGACCTCATGGAATTCACTGGGACTGACATCCCCCGTGTGATGGTTGCTCTGCAAGATGAGGTGATGGACGCTCGTGGGCGTCACGCCAAAGCGACAAAGCACATCGCTACCATGAAGGATGAAGTGGCACTCATCATGCCTTTGCTTCAATTCACCATCGAAGGCCAAGGCTATCTGGTTCAGCGACTCTCGGAAGAGAACGAAGATCTGACCACTCAGATCTCGGTTGAACGCAGTGCTGCTGAAGATGTCATTCAAGGCATCAACAGTGACCGTATCACCCAAGCTCGTGAGATCGAAGGTCTCAAGACGGCCCTGAAAGGTGTTCTGCGTTGAGCTTCGGAACCACTGAAACCGGAGCGCAGCGGCAGTCTATTGGAACCAAGATCGACACAGATCTGGTTCCTTTTGAACTGACTGTCGCTGCTGCTGTGGGACTTGGACTCGGTGAGCACAAGTACGCAGCCCGGAACTTTGAGAAGGGGCTGAGTTATCGCTCCCTGATCAATTCACTGGAGCGTCACTGCAAAGCATTGAAGGATGGCGAAGAGTTCGACAAGGACACTGGCATCCCTCATTACATGCTGATCGCATCCTCAACAGCCATGTTGGTTCACAATGTCATGCAAGGCAAAGTGATCGACGACCGTGCTCCACCCAAGGAATACACCTTGGATATCGGTGAGTTGGCAGAACTTGGTCAAAAAGAACTGACCAAAGCAATCGCATTCTGGCAGGAGAAGCAAAATGCAGATGACAACTGATGGATCCATCTACACTTATGTGGAGCAACCACAGTTACAGGTGGAGGTCATCTTGGCCTCTACCGCTGCTGATGCTCCTCCGATCTACACCATTCGCATGAGGTATCCTCGTCCGATTCATGGTGAGATCATGACACACCGTGTCTTTGGCCGGAATGCTCGTTCATCTCGTGCTGTCCCAGTCAGAACCATGCTCAATGAGGTTCGGACGATTCCTTATGTGCCTTGGCATTGGCTCAAGAACAAGCCTGGAATGCAGGGTACAGAGCCTCTGACACCTGAAGAACGGGAAGAAGCCATTACTCTTTGGCTATCTGCTGCAAACACAGCATGTCATCATGTGGATCAACTCTTTGATCCAGATGGTCTCAACATCCACAAGCAGAACCCTAATCGACTCCTGGAGCCTTTCTCCTGGATCGACACTCTGATCACAGCCACTGAATGGAATAACTTCCTATGGCTTCGTCAGCATGGGGCTGCTGAACCTCACCTTCAGGATCTGGCCAACTTGGTCTATCAAGCCATTGAAGATACTCAGTTAATTCTTCGTGACCCAGATGAATGGCACATGCCGTACATCACCTACGAGGAACGGACTCAGTATCATTCTGATGTCTTGCTGAAGATCTCTGCTGCTCGATGTGCTCGGATCTCGTACAAACCATTCAATGGAGATGGTTCCGTCTCTAAAGAACTGGAGCGTGCAGATCTGTTGATGAATGATGAACGTGTTCACGCTTCACCATTCGAACATCAGGCCAAGCCGGATACACTTTCCTGGAACTTCCCAGAATTTGAAGGTGAACCTGATGTCAAAGCATGGGCAAACCCAATGCTGCATGGCAACCTAACTGGTTGGATTCAGTATCGTAAGCTCATTCCGAATGAAGTTTACCACGGATAGCACCCGTGTTAAGGGAGTCCTGACCTATCTTGGAAAGGACTCCCCATGAGCAAATATCATGATTATTGGAGCCAGAATGGTAAGCCAACATACAAGGACGTGGCAAAGCATTTTGGTGTTAACGAATCTACAGCCCGACGGTCAATTCAATTACATGAAAGTCGCTTAGAAACCCAAGTGGATGCAGAACAAGCAATCCTCGACGGAATGGAAGACCTTGGTTTCATCGGTCATCCTGACGCTGGTTGGGTCAAAAGCCAAAAACCTGACAAGCATGGTCGTACATATTCCTTCCGTTTCGACAAGAAGAAACAACAGGAAGAAGAAGACCGAATGGAACAGATCGCAGAACGCTTTATCGGCATGTCTCCGATCAAATTTAACCCTCCCAAACTACGGATCAAAAGTCATCGTGTGAAGAAAGCCTTCATCTCGATCAACGATCTCCACTCAGGTGCTCTCGCCTGGGGAGCAGAGACTGGATACGGTGACTGGGATCTCCCACTGGCCATGAAACGCCTAGAAGAATGGCTCTGCCGTCTTTTTGATCACATCGAAAAAGAAGGCGTTCATGAGATCATCTTATATTACAATGGTGACATTCTTCATGCCAACGGCCAAGTCCCAATGACTGCCACTCACGGATCAGATCACATCCTAGATGTTGACTCTCGTCACTTCAAAGTCGTTGATACAACTGGCGAACAAATCATCCATACTACTGATATCGCTGCACAAATCGCTGATGTACGTCTCGTCATCAAGCGAGGGAACCATGATGGAGACAGCTATCTGTCGCTTCTTCAGGGTGCCAAATGGCGGTATCACAATCAGAAGAATGTCACTGTCGAGATGGATCCCAATGCCTATTGGGCGCACATCTTTGGCAAGGTAGCAATCTTCGGACACCACGGTGATCGCATCAAACCTGACCGTCTCATCATGCAATTTCTGCAACGTTACCGAAAAGACATTGCAGACGTGGAGCACATCACGGTATGGACAGGTGACAAGCATCACCGTAAGGTCGAGCAGTTCCCCGGAGTAATCTGGGAGCAAGCATCGAACTGGTCTGAGCCTGATCTCTATGGTTCAGCCTTTGGTGAGACAGCGATGGCTCAAGCAGTCGTCTATGATGAAATCGAAGGCGAGACCTCACGTTTCACGGTCAAACCTTCCCAGATATTTGGAGAAGACCATGGCTAAATGGGATCTCAACAAAGAAGCAGACAAAGAAGCACTACCGGAACCAACCTATGCAACACGCATGGACAAAGTGGAAAAGCTGTTCCGGTATGAGCATCTCCCTGATCATCTTCAGGAAGTCAGCAAGCCATTCCATGACATGGCTGTTGATCTTGTGGAGAATCTTCTGCCCAGTGCAGAAGTGACCTTGGCTATCCGGAAACTCTGGGAAGCGAAGAACCTGGCAGTGTATGCTGCCGTTGAAGCAACTGATTAAGGAGGTGCAAAATATGTTTGAATTTCTCATGGGAATGGGGGTTGGCCTAGTGGTTGGCTGGAACGTCCTTCCCCAACCTACCTGGGTCCGAAACCTTTACTCCCGCTGGACGGGAGGAGGTGATCTGTAATCTCCCTGATCCATTGGTTCAGCGGTAAACACAAACCCTCGCCTTCGGGCGGGGGTTTTTCTTGACAAAACAGTTTAATCTGGTCTTGTGTCCTTCTATTTGGTACAGCAAGCTAACCCTTGAGAACCAAAGGAAGCATCATGGCCGATACAGTCACATATCCATTTGTCCGAGGTGATGACTTCAGCATCACAATGACACTCACAGATCCACAGAACAACGATGCCCCAGTTGATATTACCAACTGGACCATTGCTTCTCAGGTTCGTTATCAGCGTCGTCTCATTGATGATCTGGTCGTCACCAAAGATGACCCCGTAAATGGTGTCCTGACGCTCTCCAAGATCCGGACTGATACAATGCTCTGGCCAGCACGTACAGTTAAGTGCGACATTCAGTTTGATCGTCCTGAAGGACGTATCTCCTCTCAGACCTTTCTGATCGAAGTAACAGAGGATCAAACCCAATGAATGATCTGAACCTCACAGCAGTAATGGAACCACGATACGTCCTGACTATTCAGGATCAATCTGTTGTTGTGGGTTCTGACTTCAATCTGACTCTTCAGGAAAACTCTGCACCCCTGAAGCTCACTCTTGGTCTCCAAGGCCAAAAGGGTATTCAGGGTGATGTAGGCCCACAAGGTCCAGTTGGCCCTGCTGGTCCCGCAGGAACAGACGGTACAGATGGTGTCAGCTTTGCCTTTGATGGCACAGATACCTTTGCCAATCGTAACCTTTACGACGCTGAAGTTGTCGGCTGGAGATTCTTGGCTTCAGACACTGGAGAGATCTATGTTCGACTGGATCCTACAGGCTGGTCTGCACCTATCCAACTGAAAGGTGACACTGGTCCCCAGGGACCACAAGGTATTCAGGGTGTCCAAGGACCAATTGGACCTCAAGGCAACCCTGGTGCTGATGGTCAAGGCTTCACAGTCGATGCTTATGCAGAACTCGTGAACCTTGGAACCTATGACAACGAAGCTGAAGGCTTCTCTGTTGTCGATCCTGTCACTGGTTTGCTCTACATCCGGTACAGCGTAGCTGGAACGTGGACCAATGGTATTCAATTCGTCGGTCCTGAAGGTCCAACCGGACCAATTGGACCTGCTGGCCCAACAGGTGCTCCGGGGGCTGCTGGTGCAGACGGTGCTGACTTTGCATTTGATGCAGTCGGAACACTACCAGAAAAGAACCTCTATAACGCTCAACCAGAAGGTTTCACCTTCCTGGATGAAGTCAATGGTAACTTCTATGTCCGAAATGATGCCACCATTGGTGCATGGACGAATGCTATCCCATTCCAAGGCCCGACAGGACCACAGGGTGCTCAAGGTGACGCAGGTATCAGTGCCTACGATCTGGCTGTCTCTCAGCAAGGTTTCGTTGGTTCAGTGTCTGACTGGCTCACCACTCTCACTGCATACGGTGTAGCTGTCTCCAATGGTTTCGTGGGAACTCAAGCTGACTGGTTGATCCATATCAACGCATACGGCATTGCCGTACAGAATGGCTATCTGGGAACTCAGGCCCAATGGCTTCAGGACATGACTGCCTACGGTATCGCTGTCCTCAATGGATACGCTGGAACCGAGCCTGAATGGCTGATTCACATCAATGCCTATGGACGTGCTCTGGACAACGGATTCGTTGGTACAGAACTCGAATGGCTGGATAGTCTCACAGCTTATGGTGTGGCCCAGTCAAACGGATATGCTGGAACCAAAGCAGCATGGCTCACAAGTCTGACTGCCTATGGTGTCGCCGTGGACAATGGCTTTGTGGGTACTGAACCAGAATGGCTCACTCACATCAGTGCATATGGTGTGGCAGTTCAGAACGGATTCGTAGGGACCGAGCTTCAATGGCTCGACTCTCTGGTAGGCCCAATTGGCCCTCAAGGTATCCAGGGACTCAAGGGCGATACAGGTCAATCTCTGATCCCAGATGCCATTGATTTGTTCGCAAATCGTGCTCTTTATGACACGGAACTTGAAGGTTTCGTGTTCATGGCATCAGATACTGGCTTGATTTACTTCAGAGAAACCGTTTTCAATGGAACATGGTCTGTCGGTGTACCCTTCCGGGGTCCAGACGGACTTCCAGGGGATGTCACAACTCGATCTTTGATCAACACAGCGACCTATACGGTTCTCAATACCGACCTTCAAACTGGTCGTGAGATCAAGAAAGTCGATCATGCTGTCGGTTGTGCCATCACAGTTCCTGCTGGACTCACAAACCAAGAGCCATGCACATTCATTCAAACCAATGTAGGACAGATCACCTTTGCAGGGGCTGTCGGAGTGACAATTCTCAGTGCTGATTCAGCACTACTCTCCCGTGTTCAAGGGAGTTTTGTCACTCTCTTGCCAGACGGTGATACGGCTGATCTGTATTACCTCACAGGGGATATCGTAGCATGAGATATGGACTGATCGCATCAGTATTATCTTCAATTCCAAAAGGAGCGACTTTTCAGTATCGCTTCTGGAGGGTTTGGGGAATCAATAATCACCACGCTTCCAGTAACTATCTGACGGCTGGTGAGATTGAATTCTATGCCAATGACAACACGACCGACCTTACTATCGGGACATCAGGTGCAATCGCATCTTCTGTCTTGAGTGCTACCTACATTCCAGAACATGCTTTCGACAATGACCCAACCAACACTCGTTGGGCCAGTAACAACACAACTCCAGCAGGGATTGGATGGGACTTTGGAGAAGGAAACGAAGTTCAGCTTACAGGTCTAAGCATCACTCCAGGTCAAATCCCTACAGAAACTCCAAGAGAGTTTTATCTTCAGTATTCTGAAGATGGAGTCACTTGGTTTGATTATGCCTACTTTGAGACAGCAGCCCCTACTACTGCGGTCAAACAGATCTTCACTTTCCCACTGACTTCAGACATTGAAGTTCAGGACTTCTCAGCAAACCTTGTCTATGGTGGCCCTTCAGAGGGTGATTTTGTGGTAATCAATGACCTCTCTGCCAATCTTGTCTATGGCGGTGGAGGCTATCCTGGGATAATCCTCAACGATCTATCCGCTAATATCGTCTATGGAGGGCCGTAATCATGTCCGTAATCTTTGCCACAAACAGTGCCATTCACTACAAGAGTATGTCACAAAGCACGTCAACAATCTATAAACGGAGCCAAGTAACACAGGCTTATCGGGTGTTTGACAACTCAACTCACGCCATTACCATGTTGCCAGCTAACATTGATAATGAAACCGAACTTTGGTTTCAATTTCAGTGGTATAAATCCGGTGGAGGTAACTCTACCGATGACGGTTATATGGCCCGAGTTTTCGATTCTAATGGACGAGAGTGTTTTCGTTTGGATGTGAGCAATGGTTATCTGTTTCTATCAGTTTATGGTAATGCCACTTACAACACTGCATCTGCATTTCTTGGAGCAGGCATGAACAGCATCAAAATCCGTTATCGTAATGATGGACCTGGACTGACTCTTCAAGCAGATTTGTATATGAATGGTATCCTAGCGGGAACAACCGCTGGAACCAACAACACCAGGTTAATGCCTCGAAACTGGAGTTTTGAAATGGTCGATGCTTCTTCGACCACTGACTACATGAGTGAGTTCATCTGTAGTACCGTTGATCTTGAGACCTATGGTCTCAGCAAATACGACATCATTGCAGCAGGGACTGACAATGATTTCACTGGTCTTGTTACAAATGTCTCTGATGATATCGGAACCTCTGGAATGGTCGGTGCAAGTCCAGGAGACAAGCAATCGTTCATTCCACCTACTATCAACACAGCAAAACTCATCCACTCCTATGCTCCTAACGCATTGGTTTGGTGTGGTAATACTCAACGAACAGTTCGCTTCTATCTCAAGATTGGTGGTGTTCAGTACAATGGTCCCAACCATGTTCTGACCATCAACAAACAGAATTTGCTCCAAGAGAATTTCCTATTGGATCCTTCCGACAACCAACCTTGGACTTCTGCCAAGATCAATGCAGCAGAAGTTGGAATCGAGATCGTTTCATGAATCACAAAAATCAGACTCTATACCGAGCAATTGATAACCAGACGACTCCCTTGAGATTTCTACATCTCTCAGGGGAGTCTCTGACCAGGGATAAGAATTACTCCTGGATTGGCACAGAAGATCAATTTGATCGACTCTGTGAGATATTTGAATGGGATGCGTTGAGCCTTGTCTCCGCTGAGATATTCAAATAGACCTTTCTTTCTTGGTTTTCATGAACCAAAAAACAGAAAGGAAAACTCATGTTCGCAAAAGCAATCCCTGCTGAAGTGTTCGCTGTCCAGCGAGAATTCATCAGGTCAATGGGAGGTAAGCTCGATTTTCTATGGGCTGCCGAAACCCTCGTCGTCGAAGAAACGAAGGAACTGCGTGAGGCTTACGAAAAGCCTGAGACAACAGATGCAAATCTGGCTGATATCTTCAAAGAAGGTGCCGATCTCATCTACGTCGTCTGTCACTTCTACAACACCATGCCAGTCTATGCTGTCGAGGTGCTCAGTGAAGAGCAGAACCAACGTGTGCAGAGCATCATCGACGAGGCTTCTAGCCTGATGAGCACTGTCTCACATCGCCTCCAGATCCCTCTGCCTCTGTTCATCGCAGCATTCGAGATCGTCCATGCCTCAAACATGAGCAAGCTCGATGACGACGGCAAACCTGTACGTCGTGAAGATGGTAAGATCATGAAGGGTCCAAACTATGTGGCTCCGGACATGATGCCCATCGTCGAGCAGTACAAGGAGTTTCTTGTGCATCACGAAGCTCAGAAGCAAGGAGAGGTGGAAGATGCTGAGATCGTTGAGTGACGCTGATTTCAATCAGGAAGTACGAGAAAGCTCAGAGCCTATCGTGATCATGTTCACTGGCTCATGGTGTCAGCCATGCAAACGCTTCAAGCCAACTGTGGTAGAAATGTCACAGAACTTCCCCGACATCCGATTCGCTGAAATGGATATCGAACAGTCTCAAGACACGGTTGCTCACCTGAACATCCGTACTGTTCCTTCTTTGGCGATGTTTGTGGACGGCATGATTCGTGAAGTCCACTCCGGAACCATGAACAAGACAGAGCTTCGTCTCTGGATTCAAGAAAACATCTGAAAGGATCAACATGAAACGTCTTCTCATGGGGGCTGCTGCTATAGCCTCTGCCTTTGTCCTGGCTGGCTGCCAGACTGATGCTACCAAAGCATCGTACAATCTCAGCCAAGCTGCTGACAACTTCGAGATCGTTCGTCGAGTCGTGTTCTACAACGGCATCACTGGCGAATATATGCTCGAAGTGACTGGTCTCTGTTCTATCAGTGATCAGGGCAACCAACTGGAACTTACCTGCAAAGAAGGAGATGCTGGCTACGTCAAGCACTTCCTGGGTCTCTCGGACAACGTGACCTACTTTGCAGAACAAGTGAGTCCCGAATCGGTCTCTGTGTATCACACACGGATCATCTGGAAGCCTCAGAGCATCATTCCAGACATCGACCTTCAATTCAACGGTGAAGAACTGATCGAGAATCAGAACTCCAACGGCTGATTGAAAGTCAAACCTCGACCAATTGAAACCCTCTGCTGAAAGGCAGGGGGTTTTTTATTTCTGGAGAAATAAAATGCCACTGCAACGACAACCGACAGAAGCAGAGATGGGAGAGATTCTCAGGTTTATGGACATTATGTCCATTTACATCACTGATGATTATCAGGTGGAAATGAAAAACTACAATTCCGCTGAATGCAAATCCATTGTCAAACTTTTCAAAGCTCTCACTGGCAGAGATTTGGATATCATTTCGTAGGAGAACGAAACAATGCAAGTAATGGACACACGGGAATTCGAACAGGATCATGTCCTGGTCGGACAGAAAGGTGAAGTTGGTAAGGCTACCGTAACCAATGATCCGATTCTCATGTCAATGCTTTCCACGGGACTGTACGCAAACCCGTTGAAATCCATGGTGCAAGAAGTCACCTTCAATGCCTGGGACGCTCACCGCATGGGCAAGTGCCTGGACAAACCCATTGATATCTACTTCAACGATACAACGGGACTCATCATCCGTGACTACGGTCCTGGGATTCCTCCCGGAAAGACTTTCACTGATGTCTATTTCACCTATGGTGGATCGACGAAACGTGACGATGATGACGCCACTGGTGGCTTTGGTTTGGGATCCAAATCTCCCTTCGCCTATACGGACACGTTCAATGTGACCAGTCACCATGATGGTGCCAAATATATGTACATCATGCACCGTGTTCACGAAGAGAATGATGGTGGCCCTGGCCATACTCCCATCATCCAAGGTGCTCCAACCCCAGAAAAAGGTCTGATGGTTTCTGTTCCTTTCAAGAACAGCCGTGACAAGATCCGGGCATATCAGTACCTTAAAGACATCCTCTATATGTCTGGAATCAAAGCAACAATTCACTTTGATGGTGATGATGACGACGAAAACATTCCCCCAGTGGAACTCGTCACATCTGCTTCGCTGAAACCAACGGAATTCATCACTGATGAAGACAATTGTCATGGCACACTCTATGCCGTGTACGGTGGTGTCAGCTATGAGATCCCTCATCGTGATGAGTATGCCAGCGATTACGACTTTCTTCGGAAGATCGCCAATCAGTTGGGGAATATCTATGTTGGTTTCGCACCAAACACCCTGACGCCTCTCCCGACTCGTGAAGGTCTGAACATGAGTGAACGCTCCCTGGAGTCGATCACCTCTGCTCTGGAGACAATCCAAGAGCACTTCATGAACCTGATCATTCCAGCGACCAAAACTATCATGCTGGAGACCCTGAAGGAAACCAAAGAACTTGGGATCCAGCCTCACTTCGTCCGTCGTAAGTGGGCAGGTGTTGGTCTTGATCGGAATCTCTCCGATATGGTCGATGGTCAGGCTCCAATTGACGCAGCGATTGAGCGTCGTTCGGACAGTCAGAATGAAGCAAGCTGGAACAGCATCATGCGTCTGGCTTTCAAGAACACCCGGATGATCACAACTCTCATGAGTCGTAACAAACGGGACACACTGGTGTCTCTGGTTTGGGCAAAGGTCTATCCTGAGTTCCTTCACTGGCGTCGTTCCTTTGGACCCGTCAATAAGAACGCTCCAGAGGAACTCCTGGTCGCCACACGAGACGTACACCGTCAGTGGGGTGAAGACTTCATGAAGCTCTGGAACGATCTCTGTGATGTCTCTGAGCAGGAACTGGAACCAAGAGCAAACAGAGGTCATTACAATTCCAAGTGGGAACCTCTGACCAATATCCGTGCTGCTGGTGGTTACAATCACATCACACACAGCCGGAAGCTCAACATCATCAAGCGTCTGGACAAAGAGAACAAGCTGAAGGTTCCTACCAAACCATCACTTGATACCTTCTGGTTCAAACAGAATGGTGGTCGTTTTGACGGTCCAATGTTGCAGAAAACTGTTGTTGTCGCCAAGACTCTGACAGCCCTGAACAAGACCGATTTCCGGATGCTGATTCAGGATGCAATGGTCCCTGGCCATTCTCGTGAAGCCTTCAACTCCTATCATTCCCTGAACTGGGAATCGTGGGTTGGACAAGGTTCCACGTATCCTGTGGCTGCCTTCGTCATTCACAAGAAAAAGGGTCAGTATGACGCTGCTGTGGAATGGCTTCAGGACAATGGCTACAATGTCATCGAAGCAGATGAACCAGAGGAAAGAGCAAAGCCTGCTCCAAAGGTTCAGCAAGATGGTGCAACGGTTGTCGTTGAAGAGAAACCAAAACCAAAGGGTTATCCCAAGGTTGCGATGCACGAGTACCAGACCTGGGCCAGTGAAAATGAGTTCGTACAAAAACCCTCAACGTATCTGTATGTCACCCAAACTCAGATCGCTTCCTATGGAGACTATCCCAACAAAGATCTGGTTCGAATGATCCAGGGATATGCTCCAAACATGGTCTTGGTTGGCAACAAACGTCAAGCTACCAAGCTCGACAAGGCAGGTGCATTGTCACTGTGGGAACGTCTGGACAAGATCGTAGAAGACATCTTGGCTGACAAAGAGCGTCTGAAACTGATGTATTTTCATCACTATCTCCACAACTATTCGGAATTCCCGGATGAACTGTTGGAGTTGCCTCAGATGCACAAGCTGATGGGTGTCCCCTACATCCGAACCAAAGATACCAAGAAGTTCTTCCGGGATCTGAAGTTCATTCAGTTTGTAGGCAAAAATGATCGTTATCGTGACGGTCGTGATGTCCCACAAGATCTTCGTAAGAAATGTCAGGACGCTTTGGAAGCTGCTAAACAGGAGGACTCTCTTGTTTTGGCTCGCAAGATGAACAAAGCATCTCGTATGTTCGACAAAACTGCCATGGGTCGTATTCTTTCGGATATGAAACGTGGTGAGAAAAAAGTCTTCATCGAGAAACTGGCTCGATTCTTGCGGACTGTTTGATCAAGCGAAAGGAAAGAAGCATGTCTTCAAACACGAAGAATATCGTGTCAATGTTGACTTCTGCTAACAAGACCACCCTCTACACAGAAACGGGTGAAGTCTTGGAGTTGAAGAACGACGGACCACACGATTTAACAAGACTCAGCAGGAAACTACTGGGTTCTCTGAAAGGCACGAACTCCGTGCCTATCGACCTGAATGATTACCTCATGCTCAAATCTGCGATTGTCCCAGAGGGATACAAGCAGGAAGGTATTGTGGTGACTCAGATGGTCAATGGACAGGAGATCCAAGGAATCTTCTATCCCTCGAAAGTACAGGTTGCTGTGCAACATGAGGGACGTGAAGTGGTCATCCCAGATGTGGAGAAGCTGCAAAAGCACGCAATTCGTGCCAATGCTGACAATTCACCAGCAGTACGCAACTTCTTGCGTCGGATGGCAACCGTGGTCGAATCTCGACTTCACTCTGCTGAAGATCTGATGAACTTCATCGAACGGTCTGAGCTTCCGCTCACCAACGATGGTCTGATCATTGGATACAAGAAGGTGAAACAGGGAAAAGAACCCGGTACGTTCGTTGATTGCCACACAGGCAACATCGTTCAATCTGTTGGCTCACGAGTCTGGATGACCGTAGAAGACGTTGACCCGTCTCGCTACCGTTCATGCTCTAACGGCCTTCATGTGGCCAACCTGGGCTATCTCAATGGCTTTGGTGGAACTCACACGCTGATCGTCCTCGTGGACCCTGCAAACTTCATTGCCGTGCCTGTAGGGGAGAACGACAAATGTCGTGTCTGCTCCTATGACATCATCGGTGTGATGACTGCACGGGGTCATGAAATGGTCAGCAGCGGCAGCTTTGTCAAACGGGATCAGACGTTCAAATCTCTGATTCAAGATGCAGTTGCTGGACGGCATATTCAGCCTACTGAGGCTGTAGAGGTCAAGAATCAGCGGGTAGCCTCACGGGTGCCAATCGAAGCTGGTTCAGCAATCTCTGTAACTGCTCTGCCGTTGGAGGAAGTCAATGCTGAAACCAAGGAGTCTTCTGGCAAGTCCCTCAATACGGACAAACCATTGCCGAAGAAGCCAAAACAGAAGGACATCTTGAAGATGGCAAAAACCAAGACCGCTAACTCCCGGAACATCTGGGATCAGGCTCCGACTGAAGTGATCGCAGTATTCGAGGATCTCCGTCAGGAGAAAGGCTCGAAGACAGCAATCGCTGCTCTGCATGGCACATCGACTCGTTCGATTGGTCGTTGGCAGGACAAGTACGACTTCGACGGCTATGTGAAGTTCAAGGCAGGCAATTTGACTGTCGCTGAACAAGCACGGCTGTACTTCAACCAGGGTGCATTCGATGCTCTGGCAGCCTTCAAGAAGGCGAAGAAGAAGAGCTTCAACGCACTGGGCTTTACCGCTCGTGAAGAGAAGCAGATCTTGGCTGCAATCAGTTAAGTTCTGAAGTTATATCCCACTACTGCTATTTTTGGCCTTAAATCCCGAGTCTGGGAGCCTAAAAAAGCAAGTAGTGGGATTTTTACTCCCTGTTCTTGGTTTGTTCTTCATGACGCGAACCGCGCCGGGAAATTGAAATCGAAGGAGTTTTTCCAAATGTGTCGTCGCTCAGAAATTCATGAAAAAGTGTATGGCAATGTTGTCATAGATGAGATGACTGGCTGTCATATTTGGCAAGGCTCAGATTCCGGTAACGGAAGGGGTGGGGGCTACCCCAGGATGTGTCTAAGTGGACAGACAGTGGCTGTGCATCGTGTTATGTACACTCACGTCCATGGATACATCCCTGGCAAGAAACAGATTGACCACAAATGCAGGAATCGTATGTGTGTCAATCCTGATCATTTAGAAATGGTTACTCACAAAGAGAACCAAAGGAGAAGAGACAATGCGTAAACTGTTAATGATACTTGCACTGCCCTTGGTATTGGCGGCATGTGCTTCACCCCAACCCATCTGTGACCGAGAGGCACAGGAATGGAACAAATTTGATACCCAGGAGGATCAATGTGATGGAACAAGCAATTATGGCAACTGGAGTGGTTTTGGTTGGCCTGGTGATTCTCGGCCTGACAATGCAGGTGATCAATCTGGTCCGGATTCAGACAACCCTTCGACGGGTGGAGACACTGGAGGCCCGGATACTGGCTCGCCTTCTGATGGCGGAAACCCAGGTGGCGACGGAGACTCTGACGGAGATTCCGGGAATGACTCCGGTGACACTGGAGGATCTGGTTCGAATGACTCAGGAGGAGATGGATCCGGATCTGATAACTCCGGCGACGGACGAGGAAATTCTGGAGGTTCTAAAGGGAACAATGGTCACGGAAACGGAGACCAATCATCCCCAGGGAATTCTGGAGGCAACAATAATGCCGAAAACTCAGCGAACTCCGGACGAGGAAACTCGGGTAAAGGCAAAGGCGGACACAAAGGTGAAGCCAACAACAACTAAGGTGTATCCGAAATGATCTTTGTCTTTGGTTCAAACAAAGCAGGCATCCATGGTGCAGGAGCGGCTCTCTATGCCAAGAAGCACCGTGGAGCCAAGCAAGGAATCGGAGAGGGCATAGTTGGAAACAGCTATGCCCTTCCCACTAAAGGATTCAAGGTCGAGGAAATCCCTCTCCTTGAAATCAAAAACAGCGTCAATCGCTTCATCGAAGTGGCTGAGTATTGGGCTTTGCGTGGTGCAGAGTTCCAGGTTACACGAGTTGGCTGTGGTCTAGGAGGTAAACTGGATTCGGACATCGCTCCGATGTTCAAGGCTGCCCCTGACAACTGTCTGTTTGATGAGTATTGGAAGCCCTGGCTCGACACATATGATGTGAAGCGGAGGTACTGGGGTACATTCTGATGGCCAATTTCTCTCGCAAATTTGAGTCCATCAGCGGCTCGTACAGCGGGGGCTATACATCGAAGTCACTCAGTCCATTACACCCGGACATTGACACCCAAAACAACAGAGGCGTGATCCAGATACACATTGTGTCTGGGTCCGTCACACTCGAAGCTCGCCTTGCTCCTGATGCTCCATGGCTTCCGCTAAAGACATGGACTGTATCTGCAATGGAAGAGGTCGTACTCGCCAACCAACTACGAGTTGTGGTAACAGACGAAGCACACTGTTGGCTTGGAGAAGTACGATGATCAGTGGCATGTTCAAACCCATGCTGTCTGGAATGTTTCCAGGTTCATCCAAGTATGCAGGTGTTGAGTTCACTCCTGAACTTATTAAACTGCTCGTCTTAGGACGGCTCAAACGTGCTTATGAAAGGACAAAGATATGATCTGGAGAATCTTCCTTGATGGTCTTGTTCGCACACGTCTTCTGAACCAAGCCACTCTTCGTGTATTGTTGGACATCCAAACCAACAATCTGAGTGCAGCAGACAATGCGATCATTGATTCTTATCTCGATGAGACCATGCCACCAGCTACACCTTAATAATAAAGTGTCCTCGGTCCTCGGATCGGGGACACACAAGGAGAAAACCATGGAGATTTATTATGCAGGGATCGGCGCACGAGACACTCCCCAAGACGTATGCAGAAAGATGTTTACAGCGGGTAAAGTCCTCTGGGAAGCAGGAGTTACACTCAGATCCGGAGGAGCCAAAGGTGCCGACACTGCATTCGAATCTGGCGCTCTCTGCGCGGCAAATGGGGAAAAGTCATCTGATGCAGTCCATGATCTACGGAAAGATGATGGCACTAACTGGGATCGCATCGAAATCTATTTGCCCTTCAAGAGATTTAACGGCCACCCAAGTTCTCGCTATGGAACAACAAAGGCTGCACGGCAGATCGCAAGTCATTTCCACCCTAAGTGGGAGATACTCTCATGCACAGGACGCGATTTTATGGGACGTAATGCGTACCAGATTCTTGGAGCCGGACTCGATCTACCAGTCTCTTTCGTCTTATGTTGGACTCCTGAAGGACGGATCACGGGGGGAACAGGACAAGCTCTCCGACATGCCAAACACCTTGACATCCCCATCCTCAATTTCGCAGTTGAAGATGACGACACTATCAGTGATTTTATCATCTCCACAGCAGAAAGGATGCGTGCATGAGAAACCCAAAGAAAGGCATACGTTGGCTAGTCTTCAAGCTCTTCGGCCCACCGGAATTGAAGAACTTGGTGACATACATCGACGAGATATCGGACAAAGGATTCGATATTGCGATATATCCCATGGGAGAATTTCCGTTTGCCATGAAGACCTCAATGGAGGACGACCTGGAACCGATGATCTTCCCGACACCCCAAGAACGAGCAGCGTTCCAGTATGGCTTGAACTATGGGGTGAATCTTATGGGAGGCACCACACAAGTGCTGACTAAAGATCAGTACGACGAGATTTCTGAGATGGAACAATTTGCAACACCTAGTGTAAAAAAGTCTCGGATGAACTAAATGTGCTTGCTCCAGTAATGAACCACTGGTACATCGAAAGACCCAATTTCACCCAAAACCAAGAGGTCAACTATGAGCGAAACACATTTTCCTCAACCTATCAGCGAGCAGATCTGGAATCAAAAGTATCGGTTCAAAACCGACCGCTCTGATTTTGAATCTGATCTAAGTGTGGTTGATACGTGGGGCAGGATTGCATCTGCATGTTCCAACCTGCCACATCTCCACAACAATCATGCAGAGCGAGAGGCTCTCGAACAACGCTTCTTTCAAGCCCTGTATGATTTCAAACTCTTGCCAGCAGGCAGGATCAACTCCGGTGCAGGAACAGGCCGGAACGTAACCCTCTTCAACTGCTATGTCATGGGAACCATTCCAGACAGCCTTGATGGTATCTTCGATATGCTCAAGGAAGCTGCACTCACAATGCAGCAAGGTGGTGGTATCGGTTACGACTTCTCTACCCTTCGTCCGAAGGGAGCACCTGTGAAGGGCGTGGAGAGCTTCTCCAGCGGTCCTCTCACATTTATGGATGTCTGGGACTCGATGTGCAAAACCATCATGTCAGCAGGCTCCAGACGCGGTGCTATGATGGCCACCATGCGGTGTGATCATCCGGACATCATGGAGTTCGTCCATGCCAAGCAGGATCCCCTGCGTCTGCGTAACTTCAACGTGTCGGTGCTCTGTACCGATGAGTTTATGGAAGCAGTGGCTAACGATGAAGAGTGGGATCTGGTGTTCAATGGTGTCGTATATGAAACCATTCGAGCAGTAGAGTTGTGGAACACAATTCTCCAGAACACCTACGACTATGCTGAACCGGGAGTGATCTTCATCGACCGGATCAACAAGGAGAACAACCTCTGGTTCCTTGAGACAATCGCAGCAACAAACCCATGTGGTGAGCAACCCTTGCCACCTTACGGTGCGTGTCTGCTTGGCTCAGTCAATCTGGCTAAACACGTCTTCGCTCCATTCACGGAGCAAGCTGATGTCGATATGGCAGAACTGGAAAAGTCTGTACGTACAGGCGTTCGACTGTTGGACAGTGTGGTTGACACAAGCAAGTTCCCTCTCCCTGAACAAGAGGCGGAAGCCAAAGAGAAACGTCGGGCTGGTCTCGGTGTGACTGGATTGGCAGACTTGCTTTTCATGACTGGTTATCGCTACGGCAGCGTACAAGCTGTTGATTGTACTGAAACTATCATGATGAACATCGCTATCTGGGCTTATGAAGAGTCCATTGAGATGGCGAAGGAGATGGGTCCAGCACCTTGTCTTCAAACTACCGAAGCTCGGATGAAGTTCATTCAATCAGGCTTCATGCAGAGGATGCCAGAATACATTCGTGATGACATCATCCAATGGGGTATCCGAAACACTCACCTGCTGTCAGTCGCTCCTACTGGGACAATCTCGATGTATGCAGGTAATGTCTCATCGGGTGGAGAGCCTATCTTTGCTCCATCCTTCCAGCGTAAGGTGACAAACGACGACGGAACCAAGCGTACTGAGACAGTCTATGACTATGCGATTCTCTTGTTTGAGAAACACTTCGGTGAAGATACCGGGGCAGCACAGGAATGGATGGACAACTACTTGGCGACGGCTCAAGACCTAGAGCCACAAGATCACATCGTCATGCAAGCAGTGCTCCAGAAATGGGTGGATTCGTCCATCTCCAAGACGGTGAACTTGCCTGAAAACATCAGCTTTGAAGACTTCAAGGCTGTGTACGACATGGCTTATGAGACAGGGTGTAAAGGTTGCACCACGTATCGGCCAAATGATGTGACAGGATCCGTCCTGTCCGTTGAAACCAAAGAAGAAAAACCAGAACCTGAGATCGTCAATGAAGAATACGACGGTGACATGCGAGTGGTTGCTCGGCCTCATGAGGTCGTAGGCAGCACCTACAAATGTCGCTGGGGAGGTGACAGCTACTACGTCACTTTCAACAACGTCATTGATCCTGATCATGACTGGTTCATGCCATTCGAGATCTTCATCAACTCGAAGAATGTGGAACACCACCAGTGGACCGCAGCTTTGACACGGATGGTCTCGGCAGTCTTCCAGCGAGGAGGCGACGTTCGCTTCGTTGCAGAAGAACTGAAACAAATCCACGACCCCAAAGGTGGTCAGTGGGTGGACGGTAAATACTGTCCTTCTTTGGTTGCTCTGATTGGCCAAAAGCTGTCTGAGCATCTCGACAACATCGGGTATCAATCGACCCCGGAAAGTATGCCTCAACCGATTCAGGACGAGGAAGTGACCCAACCAGAGCAGTCGCCCGATCAGCCAGTCCCTGATCAATGCCCAAGCTGCAAGGGTTACAATCTGATCATGCAATCTGGATGCCCGACTTGTCAGGACTGTGGCTACAGCAAATGTGGCTAACGAAACGGGACGTAGTTCGTGCCAAAAGGTGAAGCAGTGGAAAGACTGTGACACCTCACGAGCTTACTAGCTAGGCGTCCTATCGCCCCTCACCCATGCTCTTCCATACCTGGTTCACCAGGGAGCTAGGTGAGGGGTTTTTTATTCAACGGAGATCAAAATGATTGGTACACATAACAGAATGTTGGAAGCGATAGACAAGAACATTCCCATTCATTTCCTCTTCAAATGCTATGACCAGACAGCTTACTACTGGGACAAAGCAGTGCATCTCTATGGAATCAAACCACGGAGAATGCCATCTCATGTACGGACACAAGGGATTCTTCCCAACAATGCGTTGGTTCGGTTTCTCCCTTTGAACCACAGCACATATGAGTCGTTACTTGGTTTTTCTGGTTGTGTTCTTATGCACCCTGACGTGACAGAGAACCTTCTAAACCCCCAGTACGACTACAAAAATGTCCAAGGACAGATAATAGATCTTAACACAAGGAATCGACCATGGCGGGACTGAACCAAGACCAAAGAGATGCGTTCCAGGATGTCCTCGCATTCATCAACGACCCGAACCGCAAGTTCCATAGGGTCTCCGGTGGTGCAGGCACCGGGAAGAGCTATTTCATTTCGAAGATCGAGCAGGATATTCTGAAGCACAAGCGTGCAGATTCTCCTCTCACATACGTGGCAGTGACAGCCACGACCAACAAAGCAGCAGCAGTTCTCAAGAACTCCATGCAGTACAAGCGTGCAGAGATCCAAACGATCTACAGCTTCATGAACCTTCGTGTTCACAATGACTTCACGTCTGGTGAGCAGCGAGTGGTTCCAACTGCCAAGTGGGAAGTTCATACGAACACGCTGATCATCGTGGATGAAGCATCCATGGTGAACAAAAATCTGTATGATTTCATCGACAAAGGTACGAGCAATACCTGCAAGATCCTTTTCGTCGGTGACAAGAATCAGCTTGCACCAGTCAAGGAGAACATCTCCCCGGTGTATGCGAAGAGCAAGAGTGAGAGCTTCCTGCTTTCACCTGTTCGTCAGCAGAACCAACAAGCTCTGATGGACTTGGCAGACATGGCCAAAGACACAGTGCTGACAGGTGTGTTCCACCCCATCACAGAAGTTCCTGGAGTGATTGATTTCGTATCTGGGAACCAGATGAAAGGCATCATGGAGCGTGAGTATATCAAGGAAGACGCCAATCGACGGATCCTCTGCTATACAAATGATCGGGTGAGAAATTACAACCTGTACGTCCGGGAGCTTCGTGGCTATACCCGGAATTACGAAGTCGGAGAGATGCTGACCAACAACTCGGCAGCAGAACTCGTGGATAAGACACGGCTCTATACCGACCAAGTTGTGGAAGTCCTGGAACGGGGTGAACCATATGAACAAGAACCAGTCCCAGGTGGGATCTGTGACTTCGTTGATTTGGTGGTTCGTGATCCAGAAACGTTGCAAATTTACAACGTGACTGTGACCGAAGACCCTAACGACCGGGAAGAGGTTCTCAAATACTGGAAGTCCAGGAAGAAGTGGGATCGGTTCTTTAAGTTCCGTGACAACCATCCTGATCTTCGCAGTGTGGCAGCCAGCACAACCCATAAAGCACAGGGTTCTACGTATGATGAAGTCATCGTGGACCTTGCTGACATCGGGAAGTGTACCCAGCCTGAGATGGCAGCACGTTTGTTGTACGTGGCCCTGACACGTCCAAAGAATCGTCTCTACATCCGAGGTGAATTGCCAGAGAGGTTTTTCAAATGAAAAAGCGAATCATGAATGAGTACCGTATTGACACTCACTTCAATGGTGTGATCAAAGCGTACTTCTTGACCCTGAAATATCAGGGCTGGTGGAGAGGATATGAGGTTGTCCACGAAGAGTTGATCTACGAAGGACACCTTGAGAAAGAAGCTCACACAGCCATTGATAAACGAATCACCAAAGAAAAAGGTGAAGAGGTCAAATGGTCTCGCTGGAAAGATGACCGGGGAGAAGCTCCAACTCCGGAGTGGCTATAACGAAGGATCACGCACATGAGATACGAGATAATCGGAAAAGGTTCTCCTGCAAAAATCGCTATCCTGGTTCCACGAATCCAGATCGCAGATATCCAGAAGCACTACATGCCGACTCTCTCTAAACTCAACGAAGAGATCATGGTATGTGACATCTATCTGAATCGTAAGAAGAAGAAGACATCCAACACCGAGATCAAAGAGTACCTTGAAGATCTTCTACCTAATCTCACAAATGCAGGGATCGAGACTTTGATCGTCTGCCAGCCAGATTACTTCAAGGTACTGAGCAAGCAGGGAAAAACAGATGCGAACATCGGAGACATCTTCACCGGGGTTGACGGATTCAAAGTCACCTACTGCCCCCACTATTCCCGAATCTTCTACGACCCAGACAAGACCCGAGCCAAAGTCGAACAGGCACTCACTGCCGTCATCGACGGAGCCAAAGGCACCTACACGAAGCTCGGTTCAGACATTATTCAACACGCAGTATATCCCTCCAATGTGAGGAACAAACTTGATTGGCTCAACAAGCTGATCGAGATGGACTGCGATTTGACCTGTGATATCGAGGGCTTCTCACTGAAGCACTTCGATGCTGGGGTTGGTACGATCACCTTCTGCTGGAACCAACACGAAGGCATTGCCTTTGAGGTGGATAATACCAGAACCAAAGAAGAGGATCCTGTCATACGGCAAGCCCTCAAGACGTTCTTCTACCGATTCAGAGAGTCGGGTCGGAAGATGATTTACCACAACATCTGCTATGACGCCTACGTGCTCATTTATCAGTTGTTCATGGATCATATTCTCGATCAGGAAGGACTGCTTGAGGGCTTGGATGTGATGCTCGAAAACTTCGAGGACACACAGATCATCACCTATCTTGCCACGAACTCGTGTGCTGGTAATGAGCTTGGTTTGAAGGCACAAGCCCAGGAATTCGCTGGGAATTATGCCGTCGAAGAGATCAAAGACATCACACAGATCGACCTGGATAAGCTCCTTGAGTACAACCTCGTTGATGGACTGAGCACATGGTACGTGTACAACAAGCACTACCAGACAATGATCACCGATCTTCAATTGGGGACATACGAGAACTTCAAAGAATGGGTGGTGGATATCATCCAGATGCAGCTTACTGGCTTGCCAGTGAACATGGACAAGGTAGTGGCATTGGATAAGCTCCTCACTGCTGAGTCCGAACACAATATCTGGAAGATGATGCAGACGAAAATCGTCCAAGGCTTCCAGTATCAATTGGAGGAAGAAGCCCTTGCGAAAAAGAATGCAAAGCTCAAGACGAAAACTGTTACAAGGAAAGATCTCGGCCTCACGAAAGATCTCGAAGTTGCGTACAACCCCGGATCTGCTCCGCAGTTACAGAGACTACTGTATTCTAAGGAGTTTCTGGGACTCCCCGTACTTGATCTCACGGATTCGGGGCTGCCATCAACAGGGGCCGATACGCTAGAGAAACTTCTGAACCAAAATATTTCTGAGGAAACCAAGGACTTCCTGAAGATACTGCTGGAATACAAGGCAAGTGCCATTATCTTGAGCACCTTCCTTCCAGCATTCCTCAAGGCTCATCCTGGTCCTGATGGTTGGCACTATCTGTTCGGTAACTTCCGACTGGGTGGAACACTGTCAGGCAGACTGTCTTCGAACAATCCGAATCTTCAGAACATCCCATCCTCCGCTGGAGGACCGTTGAAGTCGAGGCTTGCAAAGCTCATCAAAGAATGCTTTGAAGCTCCTCCCGGCTGGCTCTTTGTAGGTCTCGACTTCGACTCATTGGAAGATCGCATCTCTGCTCTCCAGACAAAAGACCCTGAGAAACTGAAGGTCTATACCGACGGTTACGATGGTCACTCACTCCGTGCATACGGATACTTTGGAGATCAAATGCCAGACATCGACCCTTCTTCTGTGGAATCAATCAATTCGATTGGCAAGAAGTACAAGCCACTGAGACAGGAGAGTAAGGCTCCAACCTTTGCTCTCACTTATCAGGGGACGTATCACACGTTGATGCAGAACTGTGGCTTCTCGAAAGAGAAAGCTCAGATGATCGAGAATAAATATCGTCAGATGTACTCGGTCTCCATCGACTATGTGAATGAAAAGCTGGAGCAAGCCACGCACGACGGTTACATCACCGTAGCGTTCGGTCTGAGGGTGAGAACCCCTCTTCTGGTGCAGACTATCCTGGGAACCAACAAGACACCCAAGGAAGCTGCTGCGGAAGGCAGGACGGCTGGTAACGCAATGGGCCAGTCCTACTGTATGCTGAACTCTAGGGCAGCTTCAGCTTTCATGAAGAAGGTCAGACGGTCATCGCATCGTCTCGATATCAAACCCTGTGCTCACATCCATGATGCTCAGTATTACTTGGTTCGAGATGGAGCATTCGACAGCCTTGTGTATATAAATACACACCTCCCCAAAGAGGTAGCATGGCAGGATGATCCTGAGATCTCTCACGATGAGGTCAAACTGTCTGGTTCATGTGAGATCTTCTATCCCAACTGGAACCATGGATTCGATATCCCCAATGGGGCTGACGTTCCGACAATCAAAAACCAGATCAAAAAGCATCTTGCTGATCTAAAAGAACAAGGAATTGCAGCATGAAGAAAGTAACCAACAACCACATGGTTGACCTCCCCATCGCTGTATGGCTGCTTCAAAACGGCTACTACAGCGGTGCAGATGTTGCTCCAGAGGGTGAACTGATCTCAGTCACCACATTGATGAAGCCTACTCGTAGGCTCATCCTGGAGCGTCAGGTAGATCAGTCCCAGGAAGTCCTGGACATTGCTGATCTCGTAGCTTCCCGCTTCGGACATGGGATCCACGATTCCATCGAGCGGGCATGGACTGAAGGCGACTGGGCGGGGGCGATGCGGCGTCTCCATTATCCTCAGTCAGTGGTGGATCGAGTAAAGATCAACCCAGATCCTTCAGCGGTCAGTGAGGATGATATTCCCATCTTCTTGGAGCAGCGCCGATTCAAGGAAATCGGGGGTGTTGTCCTCACTGGCCAACTGGACTTCAGCATCAATGGTGCATACCGAGATGTGAAGACAACCTCGACCTTTGCTTACACAAGCAACAAGAAGGATGATGACTACATCCTTCAGGGTTCTCTGTATCGTTACATCATGCCTGAAATGATTTGGCAGGATAAGATGCGGATCGAGTTCATCTTCACAGATTGGCAGAAGTTCCGTGCCAAAGCTGACCCCAACTATCCCCAAGCGAAAGTGGCTCACAAAGAGTATCCTCTGATGTCTCATGAAGACACTGAAGCATGGATTCTGAAGAAGATCGAGCACATCAAACAGAACGCCAAGCATGTGAAAAACCAGGATAAACTGGTTCGGTGTACTGATGAGGAACTCTGGAAACAGGCTGATACCTACAAGTATTATGCCAATCCTGAAACTGCGAAAGCAGGGGGTCGTGCTCAAAAGAGTTTTGAAAAACTCGCAGATGCAGAACAGCATAAGGCAGCCAAAGGCAAAGGTGTAATCGTCACTGTCAGAGGTGAGGTGAAAGCCTGTGAGTATTGCCCTGCTTTCTCGGTCTGTGAACAACGTAAGGAGTATTTCCCAGATGCCTAACTTCTATGATCGAACCATCATAGAGAACACACCGCACCATCCTGCAATGCAAGAACTGACTGACCTTCTGTGCCACCGTACAGGACAGGTCAATCGTGACTTCTTTCAGGCTGAGACGGCGTATTTTCTCGGACTGATACCCTCAGTGATGAGGTGTAAGATTGATTCCCCAGAGCGGGGGATCCTTCCAGTGAACATCTATTCCATTGGTCTTGCGACCAGTGGTTTCGGTAAGGGTCACTCAGTGAACCTGCTGGAAGAAGTCACATCCGAGTTTCGAGATCATTACATGAAATCCACATTCGGACAGGTTGCAGAAAACAATCTGTTCAACCTTGCAGTGGACATTGCTGCTGCAAAAGGTGGGGATGAAACCAAAGAACTCGAAGCATTGGAGACTGACTTCAAACGACAGGGCCATGCACCATTTCTCTTTGACTCTGGTACTGGTCCTGCTGTCAAACAGCTTCGCTATAAGCTGCTGCTTGCAGGCATTGGATCCATCAACTTCCAAATGGATGAGATGGGTTCAAATCTATTGGGCAACAATGAGGTGCTCAACACACTTCTGGAGCTTTATGACCTTGGCAAGATCAAGGCCAAGCTGGTGAAGAATACCCCGGACAACGAACGGGGAATCGACATTGCTGGTTCAACACCATCCAATGTTCTGATGTTCGGAACCAGTTCAAAGCTCTTTGACGGAGCCAAGATTGAGGAAGAGTTCTACTCCTTCCTGGCAACGGGCTATGCTCGACGCTGCTTCTTTGGCATTGGGAAAAGCGAAACCAAATTCGCTGCTGTAAATCCTGAAGATGTCTACAACGGGTTGATTTCAAAACAACAAAACCAATCGTTGACTCGTTGGAGAACCTACCTCGCAAGGTTTGCAGACCCCCGTCACTACAATCTCACACTGAAAGTCCCGAAGGACGTAGGTGTGGAACTCATTAGCTATCGTCTCCAGTGTGAAGCGGAAGCCAATGAGATGCCAGAGCATGAGGAGATTCGAAAGGCTGAATTGGCTCACAGGTACTTCAAATCCCTGAAGCTGGCTGGGGTGTATGCTTTCTTGGACGAGTCCAAGGACATTGAGACCCGGCATCTTCGTCAGGCTATTAAGGTAGCCGAGGAATCAGGTGCGTCTTTTCAGAAACTTCTGAAGCGCGAACGTAACTTCGTTCGATTGGCGAAATACATTGCCACAAGCCCGGACAACCTCACTCATGCTGATCTGGTCGAAGACCTTCCATACTATCCGACGAGCACCACTGCTCGGAAGGAGATGATGGATCTGGCCATGGCATGGGGCGTGAGCAATCACGTAGTGATCACCAAGAACGTAGTTCAGCAGGTGGAATTCTTCAGTGGTTCAACACTCGAAGAGACAGACCTGAACAAACTGAGCTTCTCCTTGAGTGATCACTTTGCCTATGACTATGAGCCTCAACAAAGGTCACTCGAAGACCTGGAGAAGCTCTTCAAAGCTCCAGGCTACCACTGGTGTAACCATCACTTTGAAGGCGAGCATCGTTCTGAAGACAAGGTAATCCCTGGCTTCAACATGATCGTCATCGACATTGATGGCCATGAGCGTGACAAGGATGGCAACGTCATCCAGAAGGGTCCAAAGATCGAGCATGTGCATGATCTGCTTCAGGACTACACCTTCGCCACGTACACCACCAAGAGCCACACAGAGGATGAACATCGGTTCCGACTGGTCATCCCGACCAACTACGTGTTGCACTTGGACAAGGACGACTACAAGGAGTTCATGGACTCTTTTGCTATGTGGCTTCCATTCCACTCTGACACTGCTGCAAACCAGCGGAGCCGGAAGTGGAGGACGAACGACCTGGCAACTGTTCACATTAACCGTGGACCGCAAGTCCTTGATGTGCTTCCATTTATCCCGAAGACGAAAGCGAACAACGAGTATGTTCAAAATGTCGTCGATCTCGGAAATTTGGATAACCTGGATCGTTGGTTCTTGAACCACATGCACGTCGGTGGTAGGAATAACACCCTGCTCAATTACGCTATGATGCTGAAAGACGCAGGGGCTGATTATGACTCCATCGAGAAGAAAGTCATCAAGCTAAATCAGGACTCAAGCTCACCACTGAAGAAGGATGAAGTCTATTCGACTGTCCTGAAATCAGTGGCTGCCAAGATGTCCAAGTAAGGAGAACCAATGGGAACTGCAATCAACCCACACAGCCTGCTCATATGTGGTGAGTCAGGCGCAGGGAAATCTATGTCCCTGTACGAAATGAGAGACAGGACTGATGTCCTGTACCTCAACTGTGAGGGCGGTAAACCACTGCCCTTCAAAAACAAATTCAAGAACAGGGTCATCACTGATCCTGAAGACATCATTCTGATGCTTGAATTTCTGGCAGATGAAGAGAACGACAACCCCTACAACTTCATCGTGATCGACACCATCAGCTTCATGATGGATATGTTCGAAACCATTCACGTTCTGCCAGCACGAGACACCCAGAAGATGTGGGGTCAGTACGCTCAATTCTTTAAGCGTCTGATCGCTGAGTCTTCGAAAGTCGATTCGTTCTTCATCATGCTCGGTCACTTGGACCGAGTGCTCGATGAGGAAGCTGGGATGTTTCGTACCAGTGTTCCCGTTAAGGGAGCGTTGGCGAAGAAAGGTCTGGAAGCCTACTTCACCACAGTGATCAACGTCAGCAAGGAAACTGTACGGGATCTTCAGAAGACTCCCAATGACATGCTGAACGTCACTGAGGAAGATGAAGAGCTTGGTTTCAAGCACGTCTTCCAGACTCGAACCACCAAGAAGACACTTGGTGATCGTATCCGCTCTCCCATGGGGATGTGGAAAAGGGAAGAGTTGTTCATCGACAACGATCTCGCCCCTGTCATCAAACGACTGATCGAATACTACGAAGACTGACTCTGCTTTCGCGGTTTCGAACAGCCAATATCCTCATGAACAAAAAGGAATAACATCATGGGAAACATTTTCGCTAACAAAAAACCCGCTGTCACAACTGAGGTCGAAGACGACTTCATTGGCGGCGGTGGCGTACTGTCCACGGATATCTATCCAGCGACAATCAAATACGCCTACGTCGGCAAAGCTCAGAACTCCGACGCCCGGAACCTGACTCTTTGTCTGAAGGTCAATGGTCTGGAGATCAATCGCCAGATCTGGATGACGAACCGGAACGGTGACGTGACCTACACCGACAAGAAAACCAAGGAAGAAAAGAACCTTCCTGGTTACAATCAGGTCAACGGCCTGTGCATGTTGCTCGCATCGAAAGAAGTCGGTGACATGGACGTGGAAGAGAAGCAGCTTTCGCTCTACGACTACGAGTCGAAGAAAGAGATCCCACAAGCTGTGGATTGCTTCGTCGAACTTCATGGTTTGAATCTGCAAGTCGCCATTCAGGAACAGACTGTGGACAAGACCGAGAAGAACGAAGCCTCTGGTGAGTATGAGCCAACAGGCGAAACTCGCAATGTCAACGAGTTCATCAAGTTCTTCCCTGAAGACAAACTCGTGACGATCTCCGAAGTGGCTCACTTCGTGAAAAGCCTTGGTGGTGACTTCGAAGAAGTTCTCCAGGGTGGCGACATCGGCAAAGCCATCTCCAAGATGGAAGAAGACGGTGCGTATGCAACCACATGGCTGGAGAAGAATCGTGGCAAAGCCTACGACCGCTCCACTGGCAAGAAAGAAGGTAAGTCCTTCGGTGGTGGCAAAGCTGCATCGGGTGGTGGATCCGAGAAGAAAGCCAAAGCGAGCCTGTTTGACGATTGATACCGTCAGACTTTGAAGAGATCTTCGGTAGGGTGAGGGATTCGTACAGTGTGCGGATCCCCACCTACGTTAACGTTTCCAAGAAAACTCAGAAAGCAGTGAACCTTAACGTTTACCGGAATCTCCATCACCATCATCTCAATACACAAAAGAAAAACTTCGCAGATGAGGTGACGCCATTACTTCGGGACAAGCCACAGGCAGAACAGATCTGGATCCACTACACAGTATTTGCCCCAAGTAATCGCAGACTCGACACCATGAATGTCGGATCTATCGCTGATAAGTATTTCAGTGACACGATGGTGGAGGCGGGAAAAATACCAGACGATAACCAAGAACATATTGTGTTATCGACTTTTTCCTTTGGTGGTTTGTCCAAGATGGACGGCCATGCAATTGCAACAGTCCACATTCTGGACACAAAGAAAGAGAAGGAGCCAGAGAACATGCGTATCTTGCTCGACCAAGACGACATCCAGAACGCTCTCAATGCCTACGCAAAGAGCCTTCAGCTTCCCAATGCTGAGAATGCAGAAGTTGAACTCTCCATAGAAGACGATGAGATCGTTGCTGAAGTCATCCTGGGCCAAGCCCCAGTGAAAAACAAGGGCGGACGACCCCGGAAGACAACCCGGAAAACTGCTCCTAAGAAGGAGGAGGTTGCCGATGATCCTGAAGAGTCTGCTGATGGCAGTGACGAAGGAAGTGGCACTGACTCTGATTCAGGAAGCAGTGACACAGCAGAGGCAGACGCTGAAGCAGGAGAGAAAACAACTGCTCCAGCCGAAGGGAAAACCAAAAAGGGAAACCTTTTCGGGGACGAGGAAAGCCCATCCTCGGACTCAGCGGAGAAGACTGAAGATAGTCCCTCCAAAGGGGCAACCAAAGTTGTGAAGCCTGCGAAGAAGTCGAGCATCTTCGATGTTGACTAAACTCAAAGGGTTCATCGCTGGAGTAGCAGGTGTCATGGTTTTATTCATGACCCTGCTCATCCTCGCAATCATTGGAGTAGCCATTGCATTCATTGGCTATTTCGCACTGCTTGGTTTCATTGGAATCGTAGCAGCTTTCTTCATCTACTTCCTCATTTACGAGGCTGTCAGAGAGTGGAAAGGGAATTGATTTGCTTTGTGTGGCAGCAAAGGAAATCCTTGGCCACCCGGTTGGTACTTACCAAATTCCGGCGTTAAAGAGGTTCGACGATAGAGGAACCAAAACGGCATCACAGAGTAGGTCGAAGGCACTAAGCCAGTGTCATCCTGTGTGGGGCGTAGAGAAGGCAGGGGTAGCTCCCCTGCCTCCCCCATCAATCTAGCATCAGGTTGTACCATGGGTTCAGTTCTGGTGCTGCAAACAGCATTTCCATACCCGTAGCATAATCCAACCGTCCCTCGATCATGACCTGGAAGATGTTATCCTGGATCGGAGATCCGATATCAGGAAGCATCATGTTCAGAGCCAGTGACCGAACTGGGTTCTCCCGGATCTGCTTCATTGCGATCTTCGCAATACGCAGTTTGAAGGACGGGAACCACAGAAGACCCATACGTTCCAGATAGGATCGTGTCCGACCCGGAGCAGGAGTGAAGTTCACGAACTCTTCGTTCATCCGGGTAATAGCCTGCGACTCGCTAACTCCCTGTTTGATCAGGTGGTCGTAGTAGATAGACTTAGCCAAGAAGTCACCATACTGAGTTGCCCTGTTGGCAGCCTTGTACATATCGGTGGACTTCGAAACCATCCCAATCTTCACAATACCACCACCCACAGGCAGCTTGTCAGCGAGTTTCTCCATGTACTCAGCCAGCTTACCAGATGTGATTGCCACATCCAGGTCAGTGATACCCTCAGACAGTTGCTTGTAGGCACCAGCTTCGATCATAGGAGCAATCGTCATACGCTTGTTCAGATCTTCGATCACTCGGATCTTGTCTTCAATCACAGTCCGACGCTGTTGGTTGTTACCAGCAAGCAGCAACTGAGCCTGAAGCTCTTTGATCTTCACTTCGTTGTTGTTGTACTCTTCGATCTCAGCCAGCTTCGAACGGAAATCCTTCACCATGGTTTTGTGAGGGACACCAGCATTCATCAACTGGATAGCGTTCGAACGCATGTTCATGGCAGGAACGATCAGAGAGCGAACCACAATGATATCCTTGGCCGTGGCTACGATCCCCTGGAAGCCTTCCTCACCAGCACTGAGCCACCGCATAGCACTACGTCCCAGGAGACGCTCTGTGCTCACACGCACGGCTTTCTGGACCTGATCAGGCATACGAGACTTCCCATTCCACATATCAGTGATGGAAGCCTCACGATAACCTACAGACAGATTGATCATGGCCCGAGGGATCATGACACCATCAGAACCGAAGATGTTCTCCAGATAAACCTTGGTGGTTTGTGGAACCAAAGACCAAGTATCCTTGTGGATAGGATCCTCAGACTCTTTGAAGTCAACGAACGTGCTCTCAGATCCACGCTCACGCTGATCCCAGACCTTCTTCAGTTCATCTGCCAGAGTCTTGTTGTATTCAGCAGCAAGGCTTTCTTCCACCTGACGACCAGCCCAAGCACCCATCATGACTGCAAGGTTCTCTTCACGACCAGAGTGCAGATCCATCACATCCTTGGAGACAGACAGTTCAAAGCCCTGGATGGAACCATCTTCAGCATGGACAGGCATGACGTTTTCTTGATCATTTTCGACCGTAGTTGATTCACGAAGCTGATCGTTCACCAGACCGGGGACCAGACCATCCTCATTCGAGATGTATCCAGCAGTGTTCCCAGTGACGCTGAGACCGTTGCTTGTGTCCACACCACGATAGGTATTGGCCACGTTCTGGAGAGCACCCTGTGTATAGGCACCCTGACGACGAACGTTGGAGATGTAATAGGATTTCGGGAACACCGAAGATGCGTCACCTGTATAGGCTCCCAGCTTCTTGTACCCTTTCCGGTTCATCTCACGCTCAGACTCATCCAGTTCCACAACGATCTGGAGGTTTTTGCCACCTTCATTGGGGATATACCCCTTCCAAGCATTCAGACGTGCTTGGTTCGAAGGCTCTTTGGCTTCTTCCTGTTCGCTCAACTGTTGCAGATATGTCACAATAGCAACGATTGCATTGGGATCGTTCTGCCAAAGCTGAACCACATCCTCACGAGTGGATGGATCCATGACATCAATTGCCTTGATCGAGATCCAACGATCCAGAAGACCTTCCACTTCAGCAGGAATCGAACCTTCCAGACCATTCATAATGGCATAGGCATTCCGCATCAGCATCTTGCCAACGATACCGTTGGACATGAAGTTTGCCAGTTGCTCACCCTTCTGGATAGCAGCATCAGCATTCGACTGGTTCAGCTTGGTCCGGATTTCGTTCTCGATGTTGTTCAGCATTGTCTGACGAGTCGAGCGTTCTTCCATCACCTTCATGGAGTTCTGCATGTTGTTCACATCCAGCACTGAATAGACATCAGTCTTGGCCAGAGTGTTGAACATGGACTTCCACTGTTCCTTCGAAGGAGGAGTCTGGAACACACGCTCCAGGATACCAGGAAGATCCTCACGGAAAGCCTGACGCATACCAGCGATACCTGCGTTGATCTTATCCAGGAGAGCAGTGATACGCTCATTCTGACGATCTGTACCCACCATCTCAGTGACCAGTTCCTGGAATGGAATCAAGACCTTCCATCCTTCAAACTGGTTCACGAACCGTTTCGAGGCTTCACCTGTCAGTGCAGCACCCTCACGAGAGAGAAGGTTTGTACCAGCCACAGTCACTGTACCCATCAACAGCTTCACAGCAGTGTTGCGAGTCGAGGCTTGAACATCAGCGTTCTTCTCACGCATCATGCCAGAGACGCTGGAGAATGCCCCAGACACATAGTTGTCTGCATTCTCCAGATTGGTCGTGATGTGAGACAGAACCCGATACTCTTCGTTCACGTCGTGATCGACGATAGTAGCAGCAATCAGATCCAGAACCTCTTTCGGTGGCTTCGTGTCAGCGTCCAGAGAAGCAGTGAGCTTCTGCATGGTGAATGCTGTCATCTTCTGCATGAATGCAGGCAGAGTGCCTTGGATCGAGTTGTCCCCAGTCGGTTGAGGGATCTGCTCCATCACAGCTTTCATCCGAGTGGATGTCTGGCTCAAACCAAAGAGAACAGCAACAGCGTGTCCAGGTGTTGCATCTTTGTCACTCAGAGTGTTCACCACAGCAGAGTAGATGTTGTTGGCTTCAGTACCTTCACCGAACATCTGAGGATCCAGATTGTCCAAGATATGCTGGAAGACACGAGTCAACTGGATCCGAGATTGAGGAGTCAGTTTCATCTCAGACAGCATGATACCGTAGATCGCTTTGAAGGTAGCCTGATCCCGTGTGTTGTGCAGCAGTCCAGCCTGACGCAGATCGTCGATCACCCGTTGGGCGTTGGCCAGTTCCAGAGAGGTACGCTGCACCTGCTCATCGGAAGCCTTATCAGCAATCCAGTCACGGAGAGTGTTGATCCAGTAGTTGGTGAAGTTGTGGAATGGATCATCCGTCTGAGGAGGACCACCGTTACCACCACCATCTCCATTGTTTCCACCACCGGAAACAATAACTCCACCACCCCCGGTTCCACCATCATTGTCTCCAAATAGGACACGAGTGTTGAAGACCGTGTGGCTGAACATATCCTGACGAACACCACCCATGATCCGACGCATCAGTTTAACCACTGCATCAGAGATCTTCTTCAGGATGTTGGCCTGCTCATTTTCCAGGGTACGACGTACACCCTGATTGGACAGAGCATATGCCATGAATTCATTGATCGCAGATGCCTTGTCCTGGGGCTTACCTTTGACAAAGCGACGGTTCATCACAGACTGAGCACGCAGCACAGCCTTGTTATCGGATTCAATCTCGACGAACTGGCGAGCAAGATCTTCCAGACGCTCCACAGCAGGGTTCTTCTTCCCTTCGTAGTGCTCCAGCACTTTCCCATATGTGGCAGCATGAACCATCTCATGAAGGATAGTCTCGTTGCTCTTTGTGGTGATGTAGATGATGTCGTTCTTCGCATCATACGTCCCACGAGCACGCAGAACAGACCCATCATCAGGCATGTTCTCCCACTTCCATTGGTTCAATTGATCCAGAGTTCCGAAGATCACACGAGTATCACCCAGCAGTGGCTTGAGGATATCCACTGTCTGCTTTTCATTCTGTGTCCATTTGGTCACTTTCAGAACGGTACGAGCATCAGAAACTGTGACTGGGGTTTTTGTCTCAGCCCGGTCATTGATGTTGGATCCAGGATCTTTCATCTCCAGTTCGATACGTGCATTGGTTTCCGTCCGGTTCCATTCAGAACCATCTTCAGAGAAACCAATTCCACCACCACCCATCTGATCGACAGACTTCTGCATCTGAGCAATGATCTTCTTCCGAGCCTTGTTCTCTTTGTAACGCTCTTTCAGTTGCTCATGCAGTTCTTTCCAGTTGGCAGCCACAACGGTTTTCTTCTTGAAGTTGCCCAGCACATCAGCCGCAGCAGCTTCAAAAGTTGCTGGATCATCAACACGTTCCAGGAAAGACTCAAAGTTCTGAAGAGCCATGCCCAAGACATCACGCTTCCAGGATTTGTTCACAGCTTCGTTGATCTGAGGGCTGTAATCCCGGATCTTCGTAACAGGCACGTCAAGGCCGTCAAAGACCCCTAAAACGTCTTCAGGGGCATTATCTGACCCAAAGAAGAAATTCATCATCATCGCATCACCAGAACCAATGACCATGAATGGCAGGGCTTTCACACCGATATCATCAGGCAGAGGCATACGAGCCGGAGTCCGGATTCCTTCGTCCATGTTCGACGACACACGCATGTCAGTCAGCTTCTTATCGAAGCCACCAATTGCCAGAGTCTGATCATCTGACCGGAAGATCGGAGTCAGTTGGTACATCTCTTTCTGGATCCGCTCAAACGTTGCACGAGGCAATTGAGCAGGACTACGGACACCAGCTTCCTTTACAGCGTCAGCGATGGCCTTGTCATACATCCGTTGGACATAAGCGTTCTGCATGTTGGTGACGAGCACCAGCATATCATTCAGTTGCTCGATACGAGGTCCAAGAACCTCACGAGTTGCATCAGTCAAAGCCTGACCAATGGTAAACTGCACAGCAGTTTTGAACTTGTTCACCTGATCAATCGGGAACACGAAGTTCTTGTCTGGATTCTTTGGCAGAAACAGACCCATGTTGGCCATGTCTTCCCGGATCTCAGGGTAGAAATACTCTTCATAGGATTGGTTCTCACCCATCCCTTGAGCCTTCTCATAGAAGTCCAGCAGCATGTCCCCAGCAACACCAGAAGCCACACCTTGGACACCAGAACCATAGTTGACCTTGGTCATCGGGTTCTTGGCAGAACTACGGGTCATCCGGTATTCGATAGATCCATCAGGAGTTTCGACCCTTTCACTCTCAGAGAATGCCCATGCCAGACGTTTGGCAGCAGCACGTTGCTTCCGTTGCCATGGTTTCAGATCCGTACCAGCGGCAGCCAGAAGGTCATCAGTCCGTTGAGCCACTTGCTCATAGAGGTCAGTGGTTTGCTTTGAACCAAAATAATCATTCACTGTCCGACCGATCTTCCCAAGGAAGAGACCGATACGGTTGAAGTTTTCCCACTCTTCAGCAGCAATCAAACCATGGCCAAAGTTCACCATCATGTTTGCAGCACCGTTGGTCAAACCATCAAGCTCAAAGCTCAGAGATGTCTCAAAGGAAGTTTCACCACTTTCCAGAGCCAACTCCATAGATGCCATAGCTTCAATGGCCCCAAGCACAGCAGGGTCATCAGACTGGAGAGCCTCAATGTAGGTATCCACATCGACCTCACCCCCAGTGAGGATCGCCTTGGTCATGTCCACAGCAGGACGGAACTTCGCTTCAAAGGCTTCTTTCACCTCAGAAAGAACCTCTGTCTCATTCCGCTTCTCGACTTTGAACAGACCAGAAGCCTGTGCAATCCCCAACCAGAAACCATCCATATCAGCCTTGTCATTCGTATCGACAGTGCTCCACGTAGGAGATGCAAAGAAACGAAGGAGTTTATTGGCTTGAGGGTTCGGACCCTGATACTGGTGACGACCTACTTTCGTGATCCCGACCGGGTAGTAGATCAGAGCCTGGATGTTATCACCCAGAGCAGACATGATCTCATTCACCTCAATGATGTTCAGACGGACTGTGGCATTCTTGCCCAGTGCAGACTTCCGAAGGATAGGATGTGCAATCGTCGTAGCATCAGGAACGAAACCAAGCCACTTCTCCAGACCATCTTCACCCAGTGCTCCGAGAATCGTACCCCGGTTCACATTTGCACGGTGGCCAGTATCCTGCATCTTCTTCACAGCTTTGGTGATCAACGAGGACAAACGTACATCAGACCGTTCCCCTTTGACTGGGACAGTCTTGATCTTCTCACCAATCGAATAGGTTGCACGCACGTCGTTGAAGATCGACTCACGAGCAGTGTTTGTGACACGTTCACCACCTGCGTTGCGGATACGCTGTTGCAGTGTGGTAAGTTTGTCACCAGTGACTGTGATCGTCAGAGCCTCATCAGCATTCGGAGGAGTGATCTCAACAGATCCACCCAGTCCTGCACTGACCGAAGTTGCACCACTCAGTTTGATCTTATCAACAGAGACGATATCCATCTCATCCATGATCGTGATCATCTCAGCAGCAAAACCTTGAGCCAGACCTTCCAGTTCATTGACTGGACGATCCTTGTTCTCAGAGCGGTTCATGAGACGCATGAAGTCAGATGCCAATTGGTCTTTGACCTGTGATGCAGGAAGACCATTCAGGATCGCTTGTAGGCTGGACTCTTCCACATCGTTCATGGTCAGACCACGATCTTCGAGGGTGTCATCCAACTTACGAGGATCAATAGCAGCAGCAGATGTGATGAAGTCCACGATAGCAATCGTAGCCATTTCAATCACTTGGTTATCATATGCCTGAGTTTCAGGGTTCATCAGAGCAATCATCTTGAATTGCTTGAAGAATTTCCCTGACAGGAAGTGTTCAGCAAAGGTAGCTACCTTGCCAGAGTTCTTCACTTTCCGCTGAAGACGGGCATTCAATCGACGACCGATCTCAGCTTTCAGTTCCCTGGCGACAGTGATGTGTTCCTGGTTCATGCCTTCACGGGCAGCCAGATCATCAATCCCTTTGACTGGAGCTTCCCCACCCTTGGTAGGGAAGTTCTCATCAGCAGCCGGACTTACTTGGGCTTCTTCAGGGGTTCCATCTCCTGGCTCTTCGGTGGTGCTTGGAACGTCGATGGCGTCACCTTCGCTGACTTCGGTGCTTTCAGCGGGAGTTCCAACTGTATCTCTTTCCCTTGGGCCATAGACTTCCTCCATCAATTCCTTGGCTTTGTTCATACCATCCATCAAGGATGGATCTTTCGAGAACCACAATTCACTGATGATTGCGAAGATCTCTCGACGACGTTGTGTATCACTATCCTGACCAACCGCATAGTCATAACGACCACGTACCCAGTCACCACGATCTTTCAGCAGTTCAAATTCAGCAGTGATGGCTCCATCCTGATCGAAGGAGACACGAGAAGAGATCTCACGATCTACATCACCAAAGGATTTCTCAGAGAAATCAATGATGTGTGCCATTTCGTGAATGACCACAGCTTTACCGAGACGAGTCAGTTCCTGCTTCTCTGCATCCCAGAGTTCATCACTCAGGAAGATCTGGTTCGATTCATCATCGGCCATACCAGCATCATTCATGACTTCAGCAGGGTACATGACAATACCCTTCTCACGACGGGCCAGCTTGTTCCCGAAGTATTCCTTGATCAAAGAGCGAGCAGCACGACGGAAAGCAGTCTTCTGTTCATCCAGACGTTTACGTGGACCTTCAGGCCACATCTCAGGAGTTGTCAGAAGTTCATATACCTTTTGATACTCCTGCTCATCGGATGAAGATTCACCTCCCTCTTCATTTCCCTCCTCGGGTTCTGACTCGCTACGCTCATCAGAAGCCTCGTCGCTCAATTCATCACTCCGTGATTCTCCATCCTCTTCGACAGCCGTTGGTTGATCAATGTCCTGTTGCAAAATTGTCACACCAGAAGCGTCACGTTTCACAACCATGATCTCTCCGTCGAGACCTCGGACAATGGCACCATCATAGCCACCCTGAACCATCAAACCATTGAGATCTTTCTGGTTGTTGATCCAGAATTGATCTGGTCTCTGGCCAGGAACATCAATCTCCATAGGCTTTTGAAGATCTACAGCGACCTCTTTCACATGAGGATCGTTGCCACCTTTGAGGTTTGAAAGTTTGGCGTAATCACGAGCCAACTCAAGACTGTTCGTGAAGAACAGACCTGATTTGTCTTTCAAATTCTTACCTACTTTTCTGACATCAAACTGCTCAAACCGACTTCCTGTACCGTGATACAGTTGCATCAGTTGTGGTTCACCAGCAGTCAGAGTAGCCCCTTCAGGAACATTGAAGTTATCTGGTAGTTCATCTGTACGGTCATTCAGGATCTCATTCAGAGTATCCAGATCTTCTTGACGTTCAGCCAACAGCTTCTCAAACTTCTGGATCGGACCTGTTTCAGTTCCAGGGTTCCGTGTCTCACGGGCAATCAATCGGTTCAGACGCTTACGAGCTTCTGCCACCTGCTTCTCAGCAAATGTGATCTGATCTGCCAGAGCTTCATCAGAGATGTTCTCATATGCCTTCTTACGTCGTGAGGCTTGGGTATCCTCCTCGACCTCGGTTGCCCCCTCGGTCTCGTCGATAGCCGTTGGGGTTTCTGTCTGTTCTTGTGTTTGTGGGTTTTGCTCGTCGGTTTCCTGGCCGGAAACCTCCTCGATACCCGTTGGTTTCGGGTCAGGCTTCGCCACCTCGATGTTTTCCATCGGCTTCGCATCAGCATCAAAGAACTCAGGGAATTCCTGAAGCAGAAGATTATACGTATCAATCAATGCGTTAGCATCCTGCTCGACTTGCAGAGCCAAGGCAGCAGACTTCTCATTGGTTGGGGAATACCACACACCTTTGATCGAAGTCTTGTTCCCCTCAGTGGTACGCAGTTCACCATTCATCAGAGCTTGGAAATCAACCGTAGGAGCCACAACATTCCCACTCTCAGTGGTTACGTTATTGGCAGCCGACTCATTCAGAGCAGTGACTTTGTTCACCATGTGCTGGGCAAAGTTACGCAATTCCTTCGCCACAACTCCCGCAGTGACGACCTGTCCTTTTTGGTTGATGATCGCAGCGTCTTTGGGGAAAATCCCCGTCTGGGCAACTGCCTGCGCTGCGAGGACTAGATCCCGTCCAAAGTCATTGATGGAACGATAACCCTTACGAACTTTAGGGTCATTCCGACCTTCGGTGAAGATCTGACGACTTACTCCTTTGATCGTCTTTTCTTGAGTCTTTGGGCGGGAGCCTGGTTTCAGTGAGATATTCTCACCTTCACTCAACTCAGCCTGGCTCTCGACATTACGATTGATGATCTCAGCCAGACGAGAAGACACACGAATATACTTCGCGTCTTCCGGACTCACATCCCTCTCATTATCTTCCAAAAGATTGTTGCCCACATCTGGGTTCATGTTACCCGGATTGGTACGTGCAACGTTGACCACACTCGATGTGGATGTATCTGCACCCTCATCGTTCAGATCGACAGCAGCAGCCCTCTCACGGATGTTCTTGACCATCTTGGTAGACATCAAACGACCAACAGCCTTCTGTTGATCTTGAGGCAATGAACCAACGATAGACTCCAGACGGTTCACCATGTCAGCAGCATAGACCACATCTTGATCTGTTGGTTTGAAGCGACGGGTTCCCATCTTGGCCATAATACCAGTCAGGCTTTCAACGATATTCCGTCCACCACCAGCAACGTCAGAGAAGCCCTCTGGAGCTTCACGAGCATCCGGAGCGTCAATCACTTCAGTGACCTTGGGATCAATGGTTCCATTGGCAGCCTCGGTACGAAGAGCCTCAGTCACATCAATTGTGGTCTGTACGTTCTGACGAACTTCTTTGTTGTCAGTGGAGTCATCAATCCGATTGAGACCCTCATTGACCACTGCACCAGCAGCACGAGCCACAGGAGCAGCAGCAGCCCCGACAGCTTCACCTACAGGAGCGAGAGCACGTCCAGTCGCATCAGCAGCCCTGGAAGCCCGTGAGCCTTCTCCTGGAGCCGTTTCAGCGAACAGAGCATTAGCTGCATTGCGTGCTGTACCAAGAGCAACAGCAGGAGCACCCATGGTTCCAGCAGTACCCACACCAGCAACAAAACCTACACCTGCCCCTGTACCGACACCTTCCATGGAATCACGGCCAATGGCAGCGTAATCCTCAACGGCAATGTTTCGGTTATAGACAGACGTACCTTCCTGACCCAGTTCTTCAACACCCTCACCTGCAATTTGCAGAAGGTTGGAAGCAACACCTTGGCCTCTGAATGCCAGAGGACCAAGAGCTTCAAAACGAGAAGTGATGAAACCAATGGCCATAGTAGATGGAACCTGACGAAGCAGAGCAGTTTCAGCAGCCAAACCAGCAAGCTGAACCTTTGCTTCTTCGGGGGTCATAGTCGGATCTTCATCCAGCATAGCCTGCATGACAGGAGACGTAGCCAAGAGTTTCTCAGTTTCGATCCCCATGACATCTGTGACAGTCTCGGAATAGACGTTACCCAGTTCAGGGAAACCTGTGGTCGCAGAAATGGCCATTGTTCCAGCAACACGTTGAGCCAGAACACTCTTGGTTGCCACACCAGCGGCTTGCATTGCAGCCTTACCTGCCACACCACCCAATGGCGCTGTGAAAACCATATCACCAACAGACTCAGCAATCGTATTGGACAGCAAACCAGGATCACGAAGATATCGTTGACCTGCATTTACAGCGTTACGACCTTCACGCTGCCATTTGGCAATAGTTTCACTTTTTCCTGCCTCAATGTCACGTTGGTATTGAGCCTCAGAATCCTGTTCATCCAGTTGACCTTCGATACCCTCGAAGTACCGTTTGCCTTGGAGTTCGTCAGACAGGTTCATCTCTTGCATTCCTGCAACGATCTCAGCATGAGCCTGCATGAGAGGAGCAGCACGTTCTGCACCTGAACCACCTTCAGGATTCAACCATGCACGAGCATAGGAATCAGCAAGAATACCTGCTTGTCCCAAGGAGCGATATGCCCCGGTGGAAGCAGAAACAAATAGATCACTGGCAGCAGTGTCTACATCATCAGAGGTATTGAGACGTTCTTCACCACGAACAAGACGGTGACGGTTGTTCGCAACATCATCCCCGTACTTCATACGAAGACCGGAGACACTCATTTCACGAAGGTCTGTGGAGAGTTCAGTATCTGCTAGATCGTTACCACGCTTGTTGGCGACAGCGAGAGTATCTTGGACTTGTCGATCACGCAAATCTGGGGCTTGAGCCAGAGTAGCTTCAATCTCTTCGTCCACCGAAGGGGTAACTCGATCATTCATTGCAATATCCTAGCAAGTTGTCTTGATAGGTATTCTCATAAATGATCGAGCAGATCAAGCGTTACTGTACTCGACGGACTGAAGCCCCTGGACCTGGAGTAGCAAGAGCAGCCGCAGCTTCCCTTGCATCTTCTTCCTCAACGATAGAGGAGTATTGTTGCAGTTCTTTCACCAAACCTTCACGTTGTTCCCGCAAGTCTTGCAGTTGAGTCTCATAACGACGTTTCAGTTCTGGGTCATTCTGTACAGCAGAACGACGCAACTGAGACTGGATCTGAGCTTCTTGAGAAGCATTCAGAGTCATTTCACGATCAACACGATCAATGTTGTTCCGGGCTTCTGCGAAGTTCCGGCCACCATCAGTCGAGTATGTACCAAGCAGTTCTTCCATCCGGTCAATGCTGACTTGGTTGTTGAGTGTGTTACGACCAGTTGGGTCAGCTTCAAACACACGAGAAGCCAACGCATAAACCTCATCAATCGTAAGATCTGGATCCGATTTCCGAAGTTCACGGTGTGCTTTCTGCAAGTGCTGATCCATGGTTGCTGGATCAAAGTCTGCATCCCGACCAAAGATCGGGTTGTTCTCGAAGTCATCATCCATCAGACGGAACTGATCAATCAGAGCAGCCGACTTCTCAGTGGATGTGCTCATCCCTGCGAAACCTTCTGCATCCACAGTCAACTGTGCTTCTGGTGTACCACCAACGGCACCACGAGCCAGACCAATATCAGTCTGTTGATCAGCCGTTTGTGTCTGACGAATCAACTGTTCAGCAGTAGATTCACCTGGAGTGAGGTTTTCCTGAAGGATCGGGCTGCCATCATAGATCTCAGACAGACGTTGTTCCAACGCATAGATCTCTGGTTCAGACATATCCAAACCAGTTTGCAGCATTTCTTCACGACCTTGACGAATGAATTGCTCTTTCGTTGTGATGTTTGGATCCTGAGACAAGCTCTCAGCAGTCAGCAGAGTCTGATCAAGGATAGTCTCAACACGCTGTTCTTCGTTGAGTGTATCACCCCGTGTTGCAGCTTCTTCCAATGGAGACTGTTCTGCTCGGATTTCAGAAGGAACGAACAGACCAGATGCAGCCATACGAGCAGCAGTCTGATCACCACCAAATCCACGAATAGGTTCTTGATTGCCTTGGTTGTCCCGACGATCATTGACGATTGGACCACCCCAAGCAGGCTGAGAAATAGCAGGGTTGTAATAGTGAGTCGCACCCTGTGTCGGATCTTCATACTGACCACTCAGAATTGCTTGAGCTACAGCCATAGCTTCTTCACCTGGCTGGAAGTTCATATCCTGACCTTGTTCACCACCAGCATAGCCAGTTTGTGAATTCCAGGCAGAGAATTGGCCAGGTTTCATGATGACGCCATCAATGCCTTCACCATATTTTCCTGACGCAGCACGGTTACGAATGACCGAACCAACAGCCAACATACCTTCAGCACCTTGGTTCCCGGCTTCTGCTTGCAGAGTACGAGCCAAACGCATGACAGTTTCAGGAGAAGCCTGAACGGCTCCTGTGTTACCGTTGACTGGGCCTTGGCCCGGATCAGCGTTACCAAAGACGTGATCACCAGCACGGACAAATTCACCTTGTCCCCGTGGGATCGAGCTACCATTGTTCAGACCACCAAGGCGATCATTGACGATACTGCCAGCATTTTCCTGAAGCCATTCACGTTGATCAACCATACGGCCATCTTCACGCATAAAGATCCCGTGTTTGTCACGAGATTGGCTCATGTTCTGATACGTGTTCGCTGTGCGAGCATCAGTATTTCGGGTGTTGGAATTCGTGTAATCCAGATCACTCCGACGAGTCATCGTATCACGAAGATCAGTCAGACCTTTCTCACCCAGATTCAAATCATCGAATGCACCAGCTTGGTACATTGCAGTGATCTCATCTTGGCTCTTACCACCAGTCCGACGAAGAAGTTCATTGTGTGCTTTGGTTTCAGCACCTTCTTGATAAGACGAAAGAATTCCTTTGGCTGCCTCACCAGCAGCCATTAGAGATTCATTGGAGCCTCGCATCAAACCAGCCACATTAGGTTGGGCTTGGTTCAACTGTCGCCACTGGAGTCTTGGATCAGCCATGGGTCATTCCTTACAGAGAGTTCTCTTGGATGTACGAATCCGTTTCAGCAGCACCTTTACCTTCAGTGAAGTGACGCGAACGAATACGATCTTCGAGAGCCGTATTATACGTTTGTGTTTGGTTCGCAAGGTTGGTGTCCCATTGCTCACGAGCAAAGTTCATCTGTTCCTTGGCCATCTTGTGCTGTTGGAAAGAGTTCCACAGTGAACCAAGAACCTGAACACCACCGATGATCGTGTTCATTTTACCATGTTCACCAAACCAGCCAGGACTGGTTTGAGCACCAACTCCACCACCTGTGCCACCAGTTCCACTGCCAACACTTCCAGAAGGAGCAGTGTAACTTAGAGCACCACCCCCACCGCTCGACATGGGAGCTTGGGAGCCAATAGAATAATCTGCTGCCCCGGTAGCCCAGCTACCGAAGGTGCTTCCATTTCGGGTTGCATCACCCAGTCCAAAAGACAATCCACTCATTTTTCAGTTCCTCGGCAAAGTTCTAGCGACACTTACGTAGTCATATACCATCGAATGGGTAAGTTCTACAATGTCCGTTCCAGTCATCGTGGTTCGCCGGATGTACTCGTCAGCAGTCTCGGGCATATACCCTCGATTACCGCGTCGTCCATTGCCTCTTCCCCAGTTAGTAAGGAACATTGGGTTAAAATTCAAATTGTTTCCGCCCAAGTTATCAATAAGATCTTGGATTCGTTCCATTTCGTTCTCGTAGTCTTCACCATCTTCTTCCAGATCTGCGTTCATTTCGTTGATGTCACCTTGGACCCAACCAGAATAACCATTGGCTACAGCACCACCCAGCTTCAGAAGACCTTCAGCAGAGAACATATCCACACCAGTGACCGCTGCACCGATTGCAAACCCAGCAATAGCAGCAAAGATAGCTCCCCACTTCTCACCGAACAGGGCTGTACCTACGACCTTCAGAATCTCTGAAATCACGATGGATGCGATGTAGTTGGCAACGACTCCTGCAACCAAGGCAGCCGTGCCTGTTAAGCCCAGGGCGGCACCAACGGCAAGGTTACTACCTAAAATGCCTCCTCCTGCGGCAAATGCTCCTGGGAACACCACGACTGCAATGACGATGATTAGGATAACCAGCAGGATCTTGAAGATACCTCGCTGATACCAGCGTTGTTTTGTGACCTCGTAGCTGTTGAACAGAATGTGAGCATTGGCTGTCGCCATCTGCGTATAGTCTACGATGTTCATTTCTGACATCGTTGGATAATGCAGAGGGATCAGGAAACCTGATTCTTCATTGTCATCAAGAGCTTGACTTGAAGTGATTTTGACAGCCTTGCCTTTATAGATGTAGTTCTCGGAAACAAATCCCCAGATCGCCATCTTACGGTAGGTATTCGAATCAACCTGCCAGAAGATATACATCTTTTGGATCCGGCTTGTTTTGTATCGAATAATGGCATCAAAAATGTTGTAGTTGTCCCGTTCCTGCCAGACGAAATCATCACCTTTGTTCAGGTGGAAATCATCCACTGTGGGGACATCCACACCCACATGATCTGCATCATTGTGGTATGAACCAACATGCTGACTGATCTCCGTATGGACCCAGGAAAGTCGGTAATCGAAACCAAAAGTAGAATCCTTCAACTGAATGGTGTTGATCGGGGGTCGAGTAATCTTTGGCAGTTCAGGACGTTGAGGAATCGAAAACCAGCTTGTGTTATCCCAGTTGGTATTCTCCCACGTTTGTAGTGCAGACAAAGCTGTATTGTATGCTGCAACATCAGCAGCAAGATCTGTCATGGCGTTACCAGATCCACCAGACTGGAAGGGGATCATTTTCTCCATGAAGTTGTAGATGTACTTTTTGCAGGCATTCTCTTTCACATTCAGAGATGCACCAAAGCACAGATACGCAAAGTCGATATCATCAATAGAGGGGTTATCCTCGACTGAAGTAATCAGATCATCGAATTTCTTTCCCTGATAAGCCCGTTTGTAGGCTTTCTTGGTTGCTTCGTATTCTGTCTGATACTGTGGTTCAGTGATCGACACGTTGTCGATCCGGATAGGCATGAAGGGGAAAAACTCCTGGAAACCAGAAGAGTCAGCCTCGGTTGCCAAAGCATCCAGAGTCGCATTGCCTGTGCCAATCTCATAGATGAACACCTGTTCAGGGCCATACTGTTGTCCCACATAGAGATCCTGAGTGTCATATCGTGTCGTCCACGATTCAGCCACCTGCTCTCCTGTGGTTGTTGCAGTCTCTGTCCGGATCAAACCACCACCAAGATCAGTCTGAGTGATCACGGTATTGGTATATCCACCCACCACAGTATCTGTCCCAGTAAAGTTCCAGATCTGCTTCTCACCTTGAAGCTCGATCCCATTCTGAGAGATCACCACTTCACGAGACCAGACTTCATCAGCAGTGTTCAACTGTGCAGAGACATCAGCATTCACTGCATTCTCATGAGTGACATCCGGATCTCCGTTGCTGTACGAATAGATCGTCGTCCGGTTTCTCGTCAGAGTCACCGGGGTAAACGTCTGAGTGTCTGAATCAACATCGAAACCAGTCAGAGAAGGAAGAGTTGTGACCCCTGTTGTTGGGGTTCCCTCAACTACTGCACTCTCTGAGGCGTTCGAGTATTCAATGAACTTGGCCCAGACATATCGTTTGCTGGAGTCGAAGACAGGACCAGTGCTCCCATCATTGAGCCAAGAGAAAAAGTCATTGTTCGGAAACTCGACCGAGAATGTGTTTGTGGCTGGATTGAATTCACCCAGCCAATCCTCACCCAATCGGGTAGGATGATTCTCCAGGATCCATTTGATGATCCATGGTTCGAAATCCCCGTAGGAGAGTTCTGAAGAGAACACTGTGATCTGCAATCCAGGAGGTGCAGGTGGAGAAGCTGTTAGAGGAATCTGACCAGCTACAACTGTCGTATCCACTTTGATGTCATTCACAATCGTAGTGGAAACCATCCCAGGAATGTTGTTTCGATCAGCGTACCGAAAGAACTGACGTTGTTTCATCCCAGGACCACCAAACAATGATGTCTGGATGTCATCAGACAAAGATGGACTGTTCGACATAACGCTGCCGAAGATGGTCCCTTTGATGAAATCAGGACGATCATTCTCGTCCCCAGCCATATTATACAATGTGCTGGAGACGGTGATGATTTTCTTGGATGAGAAAAGCCCCATTCAATTAGCTCCCGAGGCTGTTGTTTGTCCTCAGATTAGTCAGAACCTCGTTAACCTCAATGTTCGTGAACTGAGTTGGAGCCGTCAGACCCTCATCAAGAGTTTTCTGAGTGATCCAAGCATCGTTGAACAATTTGCCCACTTTGTACTGAGCATCCTTGATAAAGCTGTCGATCTGTTGAGTGTACAGATCTTTCTGTTTCCCAACGGAACCAACAACAGCAGAACCGTCTGTCCGGGTATCCACAGTCTTGGCACGTTCAGCTTCATGTTGCTCAGAAACCAAATCAATCTGACGATTGATCAGAGAAGTCTCAGCAGGCTGACGGAGGTTCAGCATGTGTTGCTGCATACCCAGTTCGATTGGGAGCATGTTGTCACGACGGAACTCAGCCACATCTGCTTCAGCAGGAACAATACGATCACGCTGGATCTGAGCAATGGCTTCTTCAATTGGTTGAAGATTCCGGTTCTGGAACTCAGCGATAGCAGCCTGTGCAGGAAGGATACGATCCACCTGTACCTTGTTCATAGCCACAGTCGAAGGCATGACTTCGTTACGCTCGTAGTGAGTGACAGACAGATCAGCAGGTTGCTGATAGGTCCGCTGGAACTCTTTGATCGCAATATCAGCAGTCACAGAGTCATGGTTCGCTTCTTCCGTAGCAATCTGCATCTTGGTCAGAGCATACTGAGCAGCGATGAGGTTCAACTGGAAGTTTGCAGTAGCAGCTTCAATCTTCGTCTGTTCCAGACGGATGAGAGCTTCTGTTGCTTGGATCTCAGCAATTCGGGCCTGCATCTGTGCGGTGACGGCTGCCCATTTTGCTTGGTCTTTCTGGAGAGTGAAGGAAACAGCTTGTCCCATCACCTGATTGGCCACAGCAGTATAGACTTCTGCGTACTGTGAACCAGTAATTCGATTGCCCTTGAACTCACGCTCAAGGTGTTTGTCCATGGCTTGCATGAAAACGTCAAAAGCACCTGGACCTTCCAGAGTGCCTTCACCCGCTGTAACCTCTGCAATTGTTGCAGCACTGACATCAGAATACAGAGCCGAAGTCGGATCTGGACTGAAGTCATACTTTGGGTCAGAGAAGTCAGGAGCGGCGGGGATCGAAATCCCCACCGTCAGAGCGTCAAAAAGACCATTCGCCAAATCAGACGAGTTATCTACGTTGGTGAAAGTATCAGCCATTTTTACACCCTTCTCCTGTGTTCACTTCCATATAGCCATATTACGCAGCGATGTCGATTGCTCCGCGAGCCTTCTGGTCTTGAGCCAAACCTTGAAGCTCTTCCAATGACAGATCAGGAAGAATCTCAATGTTGTATTTTGGCATCTGGATGGTCTTGTACTGTTTGACACCGAACGAAGAAACCTGGCCACGAACCTTGGATTCTTTCCGCATCGTGTACTTCTCTTCACGGAGAACATTCAGCAGGATCTGTGGAACGTGCCAGCCATGTTCGTTCTCGTCACCGAAGGGGATGTATTTCGACACCTTCCCGGTGAACTTGTTGTAAGCCGTCTTGATGACGCCTTCGAGAGCAGAGTCATTGGGATCGAGATTGTGAACCCGACAACGAATCAACTTCATTGCTCGTGCTCGGACAATCGCACGTCGTTCAACGTCAGAGAGACCTTTGGCATGAGGATCCATGAGAGCCTGTGCAGTACGAGGCATGTCGAGGATCTTCTTTGGTTCAGTTTTCACTGGGCCTGTCGGTTCTGCTTGCTTTGCAGCAAGAGCTTTCATCACCGGATCTTCCATATCGAGATCCTCATCTTCTGGACCTTCAGCTTTGGCTTGAAGAACAGGGATCAGTTTCTCTTTGAGAGTACCGACACCCGTGTTGCCAGAAAACGACACTTCGAGTTCGTTGGCGATGTACCGGAGCACTTCTTTGTCGTCGGTGTTTTCGACGATCACCAGAAGCTCTTCCGGGGTTTTGTTCGTGATATCATCCATTGGGTTATTCCTTTTCAGTTACCATGGTGGAAACCGCTTAACATACCCTAAAACCTAGAGCAAGAAATGAAAGAGGCACCCGAAGGTGCCTCAATCAGTGTTATGTGCCTGAGATTACTCAGGGATCGGGCTGTACGCCACGGCCATACGTTCGCCACGCAGCTTGATAAAGCCGTAGAAGAACTTGATCGAGGAGAACCCGATCTTGCCGTATGGGTCAGTCCGGTCAGCAGTTTTCTCACCGGGCTTCTTGACGATGATCCGGAACTTGGCTTTGCCAGCACCAGTCATGCCTTGCAGACCGATGGTTGCGAATGCCTCGTTACCGATGACCAGGAGAGGAGCCACGTCGTAGCGACCGCCAGTAGCTTGGTAGCCACCGTTGGTGCCTTCAGCAGCACCGACACCCTGCCAGCGCATCATCTGCGGAACAACGATGATACGAAGATGAGCAGTTGGAATCGCACCAATCTCACCGTTCATGATCGTCGCTGCATCAGCATACTGCTCGACAGGAACGAAGTCCGCCCAGTCGGAGAGCATGATCTGAAGTTCCGAACCAATGTAAGCAATGCGAGAAGCACTGATCACACGAGTGTCGGTCATCCGCGAACCTTTGATGATTGTGGTTTTCTTCGGAGTCCGGTTGTCATCCAGGATGACGCTCAGACGCTTCAGATCACCAACATCAAGAGCAGTGACAGCACCATCAGCACCGGAGACTTCAGTGACAGAAGTTGCCACACCCGGATAGATTTTGACATCAGCAGCGTTCAGAAGGTCAGCTTGCAGAAGATCTTCGTAGATCTCGTTGGCACCGCGCAGCATCTCACGGGACAGGTGGCCGTAGAGTTCCGAGTCCGTATCGAACATCAGAGAATCTTCGGTCCATTCCATGAAGAAACCGTGCTCCTGGATTTCACCTTTGCGTTCCAGACGAGTGAAGCCAACGCGGTTCACGCGGCCACCTTGTTCAGTCAGCGTAGGCATTTTGCCCAGGATAGTACCAACGTCACGCGAACCACCGTAGAGGGAGCCTGCGTTTTCCTGCTTCACACCAGCGCCAGCAGCAGTGATTGCTGTATCGGCCAGAGCTTCGGTTGCATAGTGAATGACGTTCGTGGTGAACGTGATCAGCGTATGCGTGGCACCAGAAGGACCATCACCACCAGCGGCAGCAACAACTTCAGCAGTACCAGTTGCCGAGTTTACGTTGTCGTTGATCGCAGTTACGGCAGCAGCCGCACTTGCATCGAGAACTTCGACAACAGCAGGGAACGTAACAGTGAAAGTACCCGGAACACGGGCAACACCGTTGGCGTCGATACCTTGGTCATTCACGTTGAGATCGTCCAAGAGTGGGACGTAGTAAAAGACCTTCAGTTCCTTACCGAAATGCTTCGGCATGGATTTTGCGTCAGCCAGCGGAGAGAAATACATCTCTTCGGCAGCGTCCATGAGGGACTTTCGGTCCCAGTAGTGAGTATTGAACTGAGGACCAACCGAGCTTTGCGGCGAGCCATCAACACCCACTTTAGGTGCGTTATAAATCTGAGCCATGGTGTTTTCCTTTCAAGATCTCAGAGGTTTCACTCGGGAGGAGCCAACTTGGCGAATTCCTCATCCGACATTTTGTCGAAATCAACCTGACTCTTATTCGGAGTCGCGGACTGTTTCGATGGTGGTGTCGAAGAAAGATGTGGATTGGCAGCAGGTTTCTTCGGTGCCTGTTGCTTCCTTCCTCCCGTTGCGAGTGGGGTGTTCTGAGGTTGGCCCTGACGTACAGGAGCCATCGAACTTCCACCAGTAGCGGGATCATTTGGAGAACTGAGAACACCAGCATTCTTCATGGCTTCGCCAACTTGATCGAATGCCTGAAGGAAGGGTACTCCCTGCAAGTATCCGAGCGATTGCTGATACTTCAACTCTTCTACCACCTTGTCGTACACACCGCTCGACTTGAATCCTTGAAGAGTGCCGAGAATACTCGGGTTTTCGCGGAGACGTGCTTTGGATGTCTGATCCCAGTCTTTGTGGATATGACTTACCAGAGCCTGACCTTCCGGTGAGGTTAGTGCCATTTCCAACGCATCCCGGAAGTCATTATCCTGCGACGTGCCTTGGTAGTTATTTGCCTGATAACCTGAATCTTTTTCAGTATCAAGGTCCATCGGGTCAATATTGTGACTTTTTAGCAACTGTGTAATCGCTGCCTTGTCACCTTTTGACAGGTCGATCAGGAAATTGAGCTTCGAAGGATCATTCAATTTCTGGTCTTCCAGCATCCGATTCAGTTGACGCATCGGTTTGATTTCCTGCATCCGACGTGAATAATTCACACCTTGCTGCATCAAACGAATTGCATCTTCTGGAGTTCGAACAGTGATGTCCCGGCCATCAGCCTTGAACGGCACAGTAATCTTCTGGAAGAAACCAACGGCTTCATCCACTGCTGCTGTGTCCATTCCTTCAGGAAGTTTGTAATAGCCTGCTTTCGCTGGAGTTTCCTTGCCAGCCTTTACAGGTTTTCCGTCTCCGGCTTCTTCATCGGGAGCCTTCCCTTCTTCTTCGGCGTCTGCTTTGGGTTGCTCACCTTCTTCAGTTTCACCGCTTTCTTCGGGTGCTGGTTCTCCTTCACCTGAAAGGGGATCTTTTCCGGGAGCTTCTTCTGCTTCCGGGTTTTCTTCAGATTGCTCAGAGGCGCTGGGATCATCGTTCCCGTCGGACTCATCAGGAGCAACACCGTCAGGAGGTGTGTCCCCAGCGTCAGAAGGTTCGGCAGGAAGTTCGTTCGAGACTTGCGTTGAGTCATCTTCATCTCCGTTGTTGGAAAGTGTGGTTTCGCCTTCGGGTACGTTACCCGCAAACTGTTCCTCATCCAACTTCAGGAAATCTTCGTCAGACATCTTGTCAAAATCGAGTTCTTTTTTAGCCATGATATTTCTCCATCATTGGGCTTCAGGGAAAGTGAAGAGCCAGGGTTATTCCCCGGCTGCCTCTTTGATTGCGAGATCTCGTGCTTCTTCCAGACCTTTGATTTCATCTTCAGCCATGTTGGACTGTTCGACGATGTTCTTCATATAGTTCCGGAATTTGCCGACTGCTTTGATCGACTCAGTGCAGTCATCGGCCACTTTGTCATTGAGACGACCAGACGAGAGCAGTTCTGCCATTCGACTTGGTTCATCAACAAAATAACCCTGCATGATCAGCAGTTTGAAGTCTGCATTGTCTGCAAGACGACGAGCAGCCTCACCCTTTGCGATGATATCGGCAAAGTGAGCTTTGGCTTCTTCATACTGTTCATGGGTCAGTTCGATGGTTTCGGGTTCTTCTTCACCCAGAGACGCATTGTATAGGTCCATTGGACACCTCCAGCAATTGACTAGAACCCTGCCTTTCAGGGTTCCTTCAGTCTTACTGGGTGCTCAATGGACCAATTGGAACTCTTTGTCCAGCCTGTTGATCAAGCTGGGGAGGAACCATCGAAGGATCTGAGAAGCCTGAACCAAGGGCAGGAGCACCAGATGGACCCGTTCCAGGAGCAGGGCCACTAGAGATCGGATTGTTCACTGGTGAGAAGGTGTTACGCTTTCCTTCTGCTTCCTGAACCTTGTTGTATCCGACGGCTGCCTCGATCATTCCCGATGGAGTTTCACCATTCAGGAGAGCCTTGGTGATCTCCAAGCTACGGTTGCCAGCAGCTTGAGCACCCATCTTCTCAACATCACGCTCATGCTTCATGCCAGACATCAGATCATCAGCTTCTTCCAGAAGTTTCGCAGCACGAGCACGGGCTTCTTCTGCACGAGCAGCATCAAGTACGATCTCGCCTTCAACCTTCTTGAGTTCAGCTTCTGCCATTGCAACCTGCATTGGATCAGGCTGTGGCTGATAGGAACGAAGTTGTTCTGCCAGATCAGGCATACGCTTGAGATCTGCAATCTTGGCCAGAATGATCTGACGAAGACTTGGATCCATGTCAGGACCAACAGTCTGAAGAACCATACCAAGATCTGTGGCACGTTGTTCATCAACCGAAGCAGTGGAGATGTCCACTTTCAGATCGAAGTTACCCATGAGTTCTTCACGAGAAACCTCAACAAACTCTTCGTTGGTTACACGGACAATCTCTTTTTCGCTCAAGAACTTAGCGTTCATGGCGATCATCTTTGTACCAATCGCCTGCATACCTTTTGCAAGACGACGGAGGATGCTCATCTCCCGAGTAGCAGCACTGTCGAGAGCGCCCCGAATACCAGTAGCAACTGACCCATAGGCATCACCTGAAATACCCCCACTAAAGGACTTAACACCAGTGAGAGCTTCTGCTTCCGCATTCTGCATTTGAATCGTTTCATGGGCTGACCTCGGAATTTCCGGATACTCCATTTGGCGGATATTCGCCTTTGGATCACCGTTGGGGTTAAACTCGAAGTCTTCTCCATTGACGAATCGACGCTTGTTGACAGGATCCAGGAATCCTTTTGCATACCCCGTTTGTGCGTTCGCAGACCGACCCATAAGGTCAATCACACCGCGAGTAACAGCACCAATGATGCGTTGGTTGTCTTGGAGCAGCGAGGCGTCGGCTTCACCGAAGACCGACTTGAGAATAGGCATATATGGAACGATGACAAACGGAGGACGCTTGTCAGGGAATGGGTTTTCACGCATCTCGATAATGGTTTCACCAACCCAAGTTACCACAATGGGAACCATGATTCCGTTGTCATAGATGTCATACAGACCCCAGTATTCGTAAACCAAGACCTTCTGTTTGTCTGTGGCTCCGGTCCCTGAAGTACGCATGTCGTTGTTCGGGGTGTTGGATTCATGATCCGGGTTGCCAGCATTCGATTGAATCTTGGCAGACTCCCAGTTCACATTTTCCAGGTTCTGATATGTACCCTTCTTGGCCATCAGTTCTGACTTGGTGGCTTCGTAGGTGTAGACCATGTACTGCGACTGTTCCCAGTCACCTTCACAGGAAGGATCGACGAAGAGGTTTGCAATGTTCACGATACGAACAGACGGGCAGTTCTTCACCATCCGCTCTTCAACAGTCTCGACGACACCATCAGGTTCAGCCGTAACTGGCTGACCGATCTCAGCAGATTTCTCAGCAGCAGCTTTGAGGGACTCAGGAAGAGACTCCCAATCAGCAACTTCAGCCTGCATCATCTGCATGGCTTGTTGAACCATCTGAGCTTCTTCTTCAGACTGCACAGGGTAGAAATTGAAGTTGGTGGTCTCAACAGTTTCCTTGCGGTATTCCTGTTCCCAACCAACACGAACCACAACAGAACCTTCATCCACGGCTGTACGTACATACCGATCAATGAAGTCAGTTTTGTTGATCTTGGTATCCCACTGCCAGTTCAGGAGGATCTGGTTCTGCTTGGCTTTTGGTGCGTCTTCATGAGTACGAGGAAGAACCTCGAACATCCGATCCGTATTCAAGAACGGTTCACTCAGAGCAGGATAACGCCATTCGTTGTGTTTGCGAATGAGCTTGGGCTGAACAGCAGATCGACCCGGCTTTGCCTTCTTCGGAGCTTCAGCCCCGGTAGCATTCCGAAGATCCAACCATCCATCAACGTTGCTTTTCTGGTCGTTGGTTTCTTGACGAGCAAATTCGAGATCCTGACGAAGATCTTCAAGAGTTGGCTCTTTGGGCCATTCAGTCAGAGACGACTTGGATTCACCTTGAGTCGATTCTTCCATGATTGCTTCATCCAGATTCTCTGGATCAACACCTTTGTTGACCGCACTCTCGTTACGGTTCTCCGACTGTTTGTATGTGTTTTCGTCATTCATCATCGAATTACCTCAAGATTTCCGAGAGTTCTTCATAACCCTGTACAGCAATATCTTTTTCTTGGCCACACTCAATCAAAGCATCACCAAGTCGGCCCATACGTATCTCATCTGAACCAATAGTAGAACCCCGGACAGTTTTGATCACGTCCGAAGGGTGTGGACATGGATCGGACACATTCTCAGGGAGAGGTTGGAGACGGACCCCACCGTTGCTCCAGCCGCTGCAAGCCGCCAGTGGTAGCAATGCCAGGACCAGAAGAACCTTCGGCAGTAAGTGCTTGATTTTCCAATTCATTGATCAGACCCTCTTTCTCACGGTTCAGTCGCAAGATCTCTGCGTTCTTTACGCTGAGAGTCTCATTCAAATCAAGCAGATCGTTCTGGAGTTCCTGACGGTCCTCTTCAAACTGTTCAATCTGGTTCACTGTACCTTTGTGGTATCCATATGCAAAAGCTCCCCCAAGAAGGGAGAGCGTTGCCACTAAGATGATAATTTCTCTTTGACCGATCATTGCATCACCATTCTGTCACGAAGGATGTCCCCAACAATTCGTGCATCAACAGCACGAGTGTATCCTGGCAGAACTTTGTAGTCCCACTTGAATCGTTGACGAACACCCAGGTTTTGTTGAACTTCAGCATGGCTGAGAGTTGTCCATGGAGAAACAGGAATGTCATATTCCTCACACAGATCCATGGTCCAGCCAAGCATTGCATCAATGCCTTCCCACGTCAGTGGGTTGGATCCCCAGTTAAGGGGAGATTCTTTGGCTCCAGCCATTGCATCCACGGAAAGGCCAAGCCAGCCAGTATTCATAGATTTTGTATGACTCGCCCCAATGCCGTTTCGCCAGTCGTAATTGACCTGATCCTGCACTGAGTGATTGCCGTCAAATACGTTACCCACACGGTCAAACAGCCAGTTGTAGTGATCACGTTCAAGTTCAATAATGCCATGAGCACCAGCAGTCCAATGCCAGACAACCCCACGAATTCCCCGAGTGAACAGATCTTTGGCATGACGTACCCCTTTGATTTTCATTGCTTCTTGGATACCAGCCCGTGTCTTTGGACCCATCATCCCATCAACGGTCAAAACGGGACCACCCATGATCCCGTTGACTCGTCCTTGGTATTCGCGTGCTGTAAACATCATCGTACTACCTCTTCCTCAAGATACTCTGAGATCACGTTCAGCGGATTATCTGGGTCATAGACATTTGAGCAGAATGGTCCTGTCGAGTCATCAACTCCAGAATCCGTTGTGTGTACCTGATACCGAACACACACATAGAAAGGCTCATTCGGAACAAGCGGTGGATCTGACTGCTCATTATCGAACCAAGCAGTCCAAGCCCAGAACTTCGGATCATCTTCTGCTAGGTTATAATGGCCCATCCCACGTCGTGACGTAAGTCTTGTTCCGTCGGATGTGTACACACTGGCAACCCAGACACCTTCTACGTGCTGATTGGGATCAGCATCATACTTGATCAACGGTGGAAGATCTGGATCGACATGAACCAACTCAACAGTTGCAGTGATAAAGGGACGAGGTGCAAAGAACTCGTCATACACCTTTTGGTAAGCTGTCTGGCCAAAAATCATCATGACACAAAGAATGACTCCAGCGATCATCACTCGCAAATCATCTTTGTTTTTGTTTCCACTTTTCTCAACACGGAGTTGTGGCATCATGGTTGTTTTGCTTTCGTGGTTCATTGGTTTTCCTCCGAATCGACGATGCGACCATCAGGCCCATACTCCCGTTGAGTAGGTTTCAGTGCATCATTGGACTCGCCACTAATAAACCGCTCTACGAGAGTCACGGCGACAAGTCCAATAAGAAATGAAGCAGCGGTGAGGGTTCCCATCGCTCCTGCCATTTCGTCAGGAAGATCTCCAATCCACGGTTTCATCAATACAGGTCCAAGCACACCGACGCCAAATGCGACGGCTCCACCTACGAATACTACACGAAGACCTTCTTTCCATCCAGTTTTCAATACGGCTGCCCTCACTGAACCACCCAGCGCACCGAAAAACGTAAGGATTCCGGCACGTTGGTTGAACACTTCCAAGATAAGGTTTGGGTCTCTTTCGCTCATCAGACAAATCCTCGATCATTGAAACGAACGTCTTCATCCAACAACTCGGAGGATTGTGACTTGTTATCAATGACATCATCGTTCATCATCTTCAAGTACAACCCATAGTAGGAATCGCCCTTCGCTGTGTTTTCTTCCCCGCCCATCTGGGAGAGATACAGTCCTGCGACATAAAGTGCCAGGGTCTCATACAAATGATGTGGGAGATTCATTGTCCCAGTCGGATCCAGAAGAACTGGATGACGAGCTTGGAACTTCAGATCCACTGCTGGAGCATAGTCTGTCATGAACGCATCTGTGAATCGGACAGAGAATGGTGACGGCATCGTGATCTGAGAACTGGTTTTTGGAACGAAGACTTTTTCGTTTTCGGGAATGTTATCCAGATCCTTATGAACACCGTGTACGGACAAGAGCCGTACAAAGTCGATCAACTCTGCATCCAGAGCTTGATCCAAGGTGTAAATGTTCTGGCCCTCAACGAAAGTGAGAACAATCATGTTCTCAAACAGCTTCATCCGGGTACTGATGTCAGTCAGTCCCTGGTTTGTCAGTTCAAGCAGTTGATCCTCATGACCGGGGTTAATTTCACCCAGATCTTGGTCATCAACCGCTGCTGTATTCTTCAGTTGGCCGAGAGCCAGTTTTCGGGTGAAATCTGTGAAATCCATCGGTCATTCCTCATACGACGTAAGCATCTATGCCTACTTCTTGATCTATCTCAGCCTCTGTACCCCAGATCGTATCATCAGTCGAGACCTGTGATTCCGCCTGTGGCTCCTCTGGGTTCGGTTTCCAAGGGTTCATGACCGTCAACATCGAGATAGTATCTAGGCAGTCATCCTTCCCCATCAAACCATCACGAGTAGCAAGGCTGATCTGTTCCATGAACAAACCTACCGTTTTGGTCTGAGAAAGCTCTGAAGGAAAATGAACTTTCCCGGCTTTGAAATACGGGACGATTAGATTGAACCGTGACAGTTTGTCCGTCATCGGTCGAATCCCTGGTTTGTTTGTTTTGGGGTCATGAGTCAAATTGAAGTAGATCCCACGTCGATCCATCTCAGCCATGATCCAAGGAATGAAACCACCTTGCTGACCAGTGACCTCAATCCCCACACCTTGAGGCTGATACTCCTGTGCAAAATTGAACAGATCGTTGATTGTACGGTCCATCTGTTGACGTTCGCACAGACCATCGACCCAAGTCCAATGACCATCTTTGTCATAGGCCCAAACAGAAATCACTGTGTAATCAGCGGTTTGCTTGGAGGATGTGGCAAAGTCAGTGGTGATATAGAAGTTGTAATCCTTCCGCTTCTGGAGGATCTCCTGTCTGGATCTCCAACCAATCTCAGATTCCTGGATCAGTCGGGACTCATCAGACGTAATCCGAAGCATAAGCTCCTGACGGAACGACTTCTCTTTGCCTTCCATCACAGAAGAGTCATACATCTCTTTCACGTAGTCATAGGTGAATCGGTCTTCCCAAGCTCCGGAGAAATCTTTTTCCTCACAGGGAAACTCTTTACAGACTGGCCAAACGTTCACTTGCCAAGCACCAGATTCTATTGCTTGGTACACGATGTCTTCTTTGTTGAATGGCGTTCCGTTGAGGATCATCTTGTGACGTGTGGGATCGAGAGCATACTGCACACCTGAGTAAACGGTGTCGTTGATTGCTTCCATCGCAGTTGGTGATTTGGAGTCAGCATCAGAGATCAAGTCATCCATGACTGCAAGCACAGGACGACGGTTGAAGATCTTGGTTCCCCGGATACCAGACTTGGCACCGAACATCTTCACACCAAATTTCCCACCGTTTTTGTTGTGGAATTCCATGTAGTTCTCGGTGAATCGAACACCTTCTTCCGGGAGCCAAGACTGAAGGAACTCAGACGAGTAGTACCTGGATTTGACAGATTCCCTCATCGACTTCACACCGTTGTCCATGGAGTCCGAAATATACAGCATTCCTGGGACAGCACCGAAACCAGGAATCTTGTTGAACATGGCCAGATACAGAGTCAAATACTCTGCCATCAGCGTTGTCTTCGCAGTACCACGAGCACAGAGGTTCGTGATTTTCTTGTGTCTTGTCGGTAGCTTATCAAGCATAGCAAGGTGCATGGTCGGGGTTTTGTTGTCCTCACCCCGGCCATCATTGCACAGCTTGATGAAGTTCATGAACTCAAGGCTGAACTTCGAAGGAATATATCCCCCGTTGTTCAGCCAATCAAAGTCCACTTCATTCAGGTAATCATCTACCGTTTTGTTCCCGAAGAACTTACTCATCCACGATCTCCGCATCAGGGACATTGAGCGGAAGTGCTGCAACATCTTCTACAGACATCGCTTTTCCTTCGATGGTTTTCAATTGCATATTGGCCATTTCACCAAGACGCTGCTCCAGAGCTTTCATGCCATCGTTCATACCGATGTCCACTTTCAGTTCAGCCTTGTTCACTTCAGGCTTCTTCAAGTGAGTCAGCAAAGAGTTGGCTGCTTCGACGCGAACCTTGTCAGAAACCTGGACGTTGTTCATGATCTCATATTGAGTATTCAGAGCACTCTGAAACATATCCTGATTCAGAACCCAGGTTGGGATCATGGCTCGCTCGTAAACCATATTCACCAGCTTGCCTTTGTTGTAGGCAGCCACGTATGAAGCAATGTCTTTGCCTGATCGTCCGTCAGCAACCATCTGCTTGTAGCGATCCGGGAACGTGGCCTTGTAGGAATCGAGGTTCGATTTCCCCATGACCTTGTGTGACACATACATCACAGCACGCACGTAGTCGCCCAGCTTGAAACGACCTTCACTCAGCACTTGGCTGAAGGTGATGAAGTTCTCCCGGATGTATCGGGCTTCTTCTGGGTCTTTCGATAGAGCATTGAGTTGGTTGACCATCTCTTGACTGATATGGCCCTTCTGACCAGCGGGTAAGCTGTCTTGAACCTGTTGAAGTGTAAGCATTGCTCGTTGCTCCTTATCTGTGGTAATGCAGTCACATATGACGCCCTATAACCTAAAGAGAGACTGGAAAGCAAATGGCTACAAACTACATCATCACAAATAAGTGGTACACAGCGGCAGATACCGATGTCATTGCGCTGGCCGACGGTCCTTATGCAATCGACATGAACATCACCTGTATCGTCAAAACCGGGAACATCCAGTTCCAGGTCAAAGATGAAAACGGGACATGGTTCACGCCAAACGAAGCATCTCATACGATCATCGAATCTGGTTTGGTCCGCCTTCCTCGTGCGAACATGCCTGACATCAAGATCATTGCGACCAACGATGCAACGTTCTCTGTTCATGGCGCTCTGTAAGGAAAACCAATGCCTCAGATTCCATATACAAACAAAACTCTGAGCCGTCGGTTTCTTGGCCCAAGCCTTCAGGAAGGTGAGTTCGCTGTTCCTTCTTTGCTTGCTGGGTTCAAACGTCCTGCGGTTCCGATCAGTCGGTTTCCTCCGGCCATCATCCAACCCCCTACTGTCACAGGGTTTGGGGTTATTCCTGCAACGTTGACTGCTTTTCCTGGGGTTTACTCCGGGAGTCCTCAACCAACGATCAGCTATGAGTGGCTGCGAGATGGTATCCCATTCGAGAATGTTGGTAACACATACGTTACCCAAGCATCTGACGATGGAGCTAAGATCTCTGTTCGCGTCACGGCAACATCCCCATCGGGAACCATCATCACCACATCAAACACGATCACTGCTGTTCTCTATGAAGAAGTGGTCAATGGTGAATTCGCTCTTTATACCGTCACAGGCATGGCAGCCCCTGGAAAAATGATAGGGAACAATGTTCATGCCTACTACGTCACCGGAATGGCTCAACAGCTTTCCCAGATCAATTCGTCCTATATTGGATACGTAATTACTGGTATGGGTCAAAATGATCAGTTCTATGTGACGGAATCCGAAATCTACATCATTACCACTGAAGGAGTGTAACTCATGGGTAAAATTCTTTTTGCAAGCAACAACCCGACACACTTCGGGCCATTGGCATACACAGATACGAGTTATGTCCGAGACGCTTCTCGGATTCCATACTCGATCCGTTTTGATGCAGACATCTCGACTCCACAGGGTGTCATCAAACCAACGACAACTGGTGAGGTGTGGATCCACTTCCGTGCTGATACGGTAAACAACGCCCCGTCTGGCGACCCATCGGGTGATGTGATCCGGATCTATGATGATCAGATGCGTCTGCTGCTGAAGGGTAGCACTGGCATCAACACGTTCTTCACGGACTTTACGTTCTATGATACGAACGGATCCACCAGCACACAGAACGATGTTCTGGATTACTCTATTGGTACAGGAGCATGGGACATTCGTTTTGTCTTCGATCCTTTCTTCATGCAGTGTCAGATCTATCAAGGCACAGTGTTGCGGTTCGACCGGACCTTGAATGCGAACCCGAACAACGTTGGCCAAGTCGGTCGAGTCGATTGGTTGACCAAGTTCCACTATGCAGGCTCGGGATTCATCTCAGAACTCATCATTGCTGACAGTGATACCCGTCTTGCTCGGTTGAACATGGTACGTCCGAACGGTAACGGCTTCCACACTGATTGGTTGGGACAGGTCTCGACTCTGGCTGATAACAACATCAACACGGGTCTGACTACAAACTCGGTGAACCAACGACACTCAGTGACTCTGGAACCGTACACCAATACAGAGATCATCTCGAATGTTCTGATCACCAGTCAGCACTTTCGTGGGGCGAACTCTCCTGGGACGATCCGACACTTCATCCGTGCGACCAATATCGACTACGATCACGTCGATGCTTTCACGGTGGCGTTCAACAACACGGTCTCGCAAACAGATTACGAGATCAACCCTGCTACGGCTCTCCCCTGGGATCTGGCCGACATCGGCAGTTTGGAATTCGGGTTCAAATCCGAAGCGTAAAGAAAAAGGGAGCCTTCGGGTTCCCTTTTTACTTGTTTCTCCTGGTTTTGTGGTCTAAGTCGAAACCTATGAAAACACTGACTCAACATATCATCCCTCAACCACAACCGATTATCTAATCGGGTGAGTTGTTGTGCTCATCCGAATGTGGGTGAGTTGAAGATGCAGAAAGAGTCCCTCCCCATTCAAACAACGGCGTGTAGGCTAGTTGGTAAGTCGTCTGGTTTGGGTCCAGGAGAGCGCAGGTTCGAGACCTGCCACGCCGACCAACATAGAAGTGTAGCTCAGTCGGTAGAGCGTGCGATTGATAATCGTAAGGTCGCTGGTTCAATCCCAGCCACTTCTACCAGTTGGAGAGTAGCCAAGCGGTAAGGCAAGGGGCTTTGGTCCCCTGATCGTAGGTTCGAATCCTGCCTCTCCAGCCATTCTTCACGCGGAGCCAGTCGCGCATTTTTTAGATTTCAGGGTGTCTTTAGTAGTAGCGATCATAGCTGCGAAGACAGTGCTTTATACCGATAATCCGGACCATCTTTCGGTGTCCTCGGTGTACGAGGAACGCGCATATAGATTGAGGCTTATGATTTCGGAACATGAACCCGTGTATCCGCACAGAAATGGTACGGTCAGCGCCATCCAAATCGAGACCAAGAGACTCAAGCAAATCCAACATGGCATGATCACTCTTCCTTTTTGGTGGCCGATGGTTCATCAATACTCTGCCTACATAAAAAGGAAAAGACATGACTGAAAAAATTTACATCGCAGGCCCAATGTCGGGCTACGACGATCACAACAAAGAAGCCTTCCTGGCAGCCGAAGCGTATCTCGTTTCTCTCTTCCAGGGGGAACAGCCTGAGATCTTCAACCCCATCAATCATGAAGCATCGCTCATGGTTCAGAAGGGACTCGTCAGAGACACGCAGGAAGCCTACCGGATGTGTATGGCCATCGACTGCGACTACATCTGCAAGCACGCCACGATGATCTACATGCTGGACGGCTGGGAGAACTCCAAGGGTGCCATGGCTGAATGGACGCTGGCCAAGTGTCTCGGGATAAGGATTGTGTATCAATGAACAGACTTGCCCTCTTTCTCATACTTCTGTGCAGCAATGCACAAGCTCAAGATTTCATGGATCGTGAGTCCATGGAGGAATACGAACGCCAAGCGTGGGAAAGAGGGTGCGAGAATCCGAAGAACATGGACCGCTGGGGGATCCGTGAACCAACAGAAGAAGAGATCCTGGAGTTCGGGGCCGGGGTCATGGTCTTCTTCTACTACAACTCCCCACAGGGCTGCTCCTCTGACACCTCACTGGGTGTCTGGCATGATGAAGTACGCTGGGGGACCATGGTCGTAGAGACAGGAGGAGCAGAGGTAGACCACAATGAACGAATCACCTTCACTCTCGAAGGAGTCCCATACGATTCTCTGGGTCACACTTTTCTTTTGGTTCCTGATGCAAAAGAGCCACACCGCATTATCCTATTCCCCTTATTTTCATAGGTTGTGCAAAACTGCACACAGAGATGTGCAAATATGCAGGGCTTGACAGCCTACCCCCCAAAATCTAACTACGAAGGGCAGCTTGCGGGCTGTTGGGGGCAAGCCAGGGTGAAGTGTATCATTCGATACCTCACGATCATACCGGCCCAAACTGCCCCTCGCCCTTCAATGGAAAACTCCACTTCTTTACTTATTCCGAGTTAGGATTGCCCCTTCACCTATATGAAGGACAGCCTCATTGAGAGAAAACTGTGTGATGAAGAAAGGAATCACAGGCACCTAAGCTAACCACGCAACGCTTATCGAACCAAGGAAGAGAAACATGCTCGGCCTTGGGAAGAATGCGTAGCATTCTGAACCAAGTTGCGAAGCAAGCCGTAGGCAGCCGAGTATGTTTATCAACGCAGGTGAGATGGATATGTTCTCTGAGTCATAAACCTCAAATATGCTCTACAGCGCATATTCCTGTTTTATACGCTGCAACGTAAACTCAAATGACCATTAACCCCGGTTAATGTAACATCCAGTTGCCATTATCGCCCTTTATGTAAAACAGATTTTGCAAAATTTTCCATTGTGCTTTTTTGCTATACTGTCGAGGGTGGAGGGTGTTTGAGGTGGGAGCTTTACACCTGCGACCCACCCCCCCGGTCTGTAATTCTACACAGATCTATACCCCCCATATTTACACCCAGCTTACACTGGGAGGCTGACGCCTCTCATGGTGCATCATCCGGTGCATCTCATCAACCTAGCTAGGAGTACATCATGTCAACTGGTATCTTTGCCTCACTACGTGCAGTCATCGTTGAGCCTCTCATGTTCGTTGCAGAAACCGCAGAAACAGCGCGTGACGCAGTGTCCGTAGCCCACACTTGGGTAGACAACAGAGTCGAGGTCTTCGAAGACGAGGATATGATCATTGTTGCTACAGCATCAGCTAAACGCCAAGCTGAACTCAAACGCGAACTGGAAGCAGACGCGGAAGCAACCAAGATCTACAACGGCCTCAAGAAGAAGATCGAGAAACGACGCAACCAGCGTCAAGCTCGCTACGGCTAACACCAACGTTCCCTTCCCACAACCGTGGGGAGGGGACACCAAACGTTTACCAGAGAGACAGACAGAGAGACAGTTACACTCTCAGTCTCGGTGTCGGATGGACCGATACTCACCCTGAATCCTAGCTAGATTCCAAGGCTAACGCCTTTCGTGGCGATTATGCCACACAACTCAATGGGAGATCTCACATGATCCGTAGCAACCGCAAAATCTACCGTGTCAACTCTGATGGCACTGTTGAGTTTATGTGAACCGTTTGGGCAGTCCTCTCTTGGGCTGCCCTTACAAAATAACCTAACCGAAACCCTTAGTGGAAAGGACCGTAAAAATGGTCATGAAAGATAACGAAAGTCTCGCAGATAAACACACAACTCTGATGAATGACATCATGGTGTGTGACAACATGATCGACCCTGATTCGGAAGATCAGAACGAGCAGGCTGAACTTCAGTCTGAACTGGAAGATATGTGCCAGGAACTGGACGTTCTTGAAACAGTCATGAGCCTGAAATGGGCTGTGGACTGCGACTGCTTCTACAGATGATAGGACAGTACATCTTTCTGAGCATCCTCACCGTACTGGTGGGGGTGTTCCTCTTTGATCTGACAGTCTCCGCAATAGACGCACAGATCACCATGCAACTGCTTCAAGTCGAAAGGACTCTGAACCAATGACCGACTCACCGAACGTGATCTACGTGAACTTCCAAACCAAGGAAGCATCATTCGTAGGTCACTCTTCGGCTCCCATCATAGTGGGGCCGATTCTAAGCCTCGTTGATGGTGTTCCACACTTAACCGTGGACATGACTCTCGATGAGATCAAGGCTCTCAAAGAGCCACAATATCAACAACTTCAACTGGAGTATCATCCAAATGGCTGAACCAAAGCTCAACACAGAAGGTTACGCCTTCTTCGAGGGGAAACTCTCACCAATCCACAAACGTGTGGAACTGAAAGTCACAGTCATACTGGACTGTGTTCCTGGAGCATTTCATGAGGTCGAAGACCATATGAACTGGCTCTGCCAACTTCCATACGTTCAACAAATCGAGGTGCTCGAATAATGTATCGACTTCAATTCCCCGCTGATGGATCAGTTCAAGGCTGTGGAGATCTCAATGAAATCTGGGATCTCTGCCTGTCTTACGGTCCATCAACCTGTGAAATACAGGTGTACTGCCCAGATTTTGGAGTCTGGGTTAAAATCAACACTCAACCAAAAGAGGAGGCTGTCC